TTGAAGAAATTCTAAAGATCACATACGGACTTACCTGGAAGACTCAGACTGCTGATATTTATGATCAGAGCGTCGCAGGGAGAACAACCTCGGCGGAGAGCACTCCTCTCTATCAAAAAATGGGAAAATTCCAATTCTTAGCTGACGCTTTAGTAGGAAACTCACCACAAGGAAAATTAGCAGCCAGAATTTCACGAGAAACTGGAGCTAATAGCATAGATTACGTTGGAACTACTATGAAAAACTACGTCATAGGTCCGGTCAACGTGATCAATAAAAATACGATCCAAGACAGAGGTTTGAATTTCGAACAGAAGATGACCATAGTCTTCGAATATGAACTGAGATCTTTCAACATGATCAATCCTAGAGTAGCTATGATGGACATCATGGCCAACCTCTTGGTACTCACTTACAATAGAGCTAATTTCTGGGGTGGAGCTCATCGCTTCTATGGATCCAGCGGCTATAACGCGGAGCCTTTCGGTGACTACAGCAAACTTCAAAAAGGTGATTATATGGGTTTCTTTAACAGCGTAAAAGGGACCCTCCAGAAGAAACTTTCTAATGATTTCGGTATTTCTGTCAAAGATGGAAAAATATCTCCAGCTAACGGAGACTGGGCTAAAACGTTTTTGAACGGAGCAGCTAAGATATTGAACCAGTTCATGGGTAACTTCCTGGGAGACTTAGCAACCAGTGCATTCGGTACTGGTCCTGCTCCTTTGGCTCTGCCTGCTTTGGTCAGTGGTGCTCCACACGGTGAATGGCACTTAACTTTAGGCAATCCGATCTATCCTATTGCGATGATTGGTAACCTTCATTTGGAAACTTCGACATTGTCTTTCGTAGGACCTCTTGGAAAAGATGACTTTCCATCAGGATTAAAACTTGAAGTCACGCTCTTCCACGGAAAACCTAGAGACAAAGACGACTTTGAATCTATGTTCAACGGTGGAACCGGTCGACTTTATGCTACAGGAAAATCATATGACCCTCAGAAAAGTACACCTACGAGCACAGCTTCATCGGGAGCTCCTTCTAATAAGCAGACCTCTCAAGGCAATTCTCCTCAGAGAGGTGGAAATGCCGGAAACACTTCTGCTCAAGCTCTAAAGAATTTCGCTAGTGGCGCAGGATCTGCACAAGATCTACAAGTTCTTCAGAATGCTGCTTCTCAACAGCTTTTGAAAGCATCAGTCAACATACAACAGAATCTCAACAATGGCAAGAGTAAAGCCATAAACGCTTACGCTAGATACCAACCTTCAGTTCAACAGTCGAATGAGGCTGCTTTACAGGCGTTGGATAACGTAAGATTAAATGTAAGTAGCTAATGGAAATTAAGAGTCTGCAATATAAGAATGAAGCAGTTGACGCTCAGGGTAATATCTACTTTGATCTATCTCAAGCTTCTTTTGATTTCAAAGATAATGATCCAGGTACGATCACGTATCTGAGTGAGAGATATAACTCGAGACCCGACTTATTGGCATTAGACTTTTTAGATGATCCTACATATTTGGATTCAGTGCTTAAAGTCAATGGAATTTTCAACCCCTTTTCAGTCGGACAGGGAGAAATTCTTTTCGTACCGATATCACCTCGAGATAACGAGTCTGCATATTATTCGTATCCTACAGTGTACAAACCTCTAGAGATTACGGGTACTGCATCTTCTACTGGCAACAATCAAGATCAGTCTACGATAGATCCTAGCAGATTGGCTAGACTTTCTGAGATAGCATCTAAACAGCCAACAGGAGTTACGACTCCTTTACCGCCTAATCAGCTTCAGCCGGGAGAAAATGTGAAGACTGAGCTCTCTTCAGGTTATTTAGCGATGGGCACCAACCTACCAACCAGATTAGTTAATTCTTAAATATGCCAGGAAAACCTTTTCCGATAGATCAAGCGAAAATTGTCCAGATCACTAGAGTCGATCCAAAGAAAATAGTCTTAGATCCTCTAGCGATACCTAACCTGGAAACTAAGACAGGAACTCCCGGTCAGGGAGCGCCTGCAATGCCTATCGAGCCCTCTAAATTCATGGGAGCTGGAACACCTCTTATAGCTATAGACGGAGACGTCTTAGACGTAGGAAGCGTGAGTTTGATGAAATTAACTGTAGGTGGTTCTTTTTTACCTAGCCTCTCTTTTACTTTTAATGACAATGATCAAAAATACAAGGGCTCCAGAGTATTAGGCGATAGCACAGTCGTTTCTCTCTTTCTCAGAGGACCCGGTGACGACAAGTTTTACAAGCCGGTCAGAATTGACTTTAACGTCACTTCCTTTCAGGAAATCGGCGCAGACACCACGACATATAAAGTATCAGGGAACATGAGAATCCCTAGCCTCTATAGGGATACTTGCACTTCTTTGAAAGACACTAGCTTCAATGCTATGTTAAAGATTTCTAACAGCTATGGACTAGGCTTTGCTTCTAACGTCGAATCTACCAGCGATGACATGGTTTGGATCAATCCTACAGACTATCCGATAGATTTCATTGAATCTATTTCTAAGAGTGCTTATCTCGATGAAGAATCTTTCTTCACTGTATTTGTCGATCAATTTTACAACATGAATTTCGTGGAACTGAATCGTCTTTTCAATCACGATGGAACGGTTTCAGTTGCTAAAAATTACGGTGCGGTGGACTTCTCGGCAAACCCAACTGGATTTCCTAAGACTGGAAACGAAGGAGTCAATTATCCTCAAATCTACGGCAACTATGAAGGCTTCCAAGGAAGCGGAAAATATGTTAGAGAGTATTCACCTTTCAACAGAGCAAATCAAATTACTAACGCAACAGGGTACCGAAAATTCAATCAGTACTATGACATGATAGAAAGGAAATTCATCAGCGAATATGCTGAAGCTCTTTCTAACACTGGAAATGATGCTACAGTTCTTTTGAAAGGGAGATATGTTCCTGATAAGACGAACCCTGAAAGCTTCGTTAGAGAATATGAAAAAGGAGACGCTAGCACACCTATTGACAAGGTACTTAATTTCAAAATGAAGTATCTCGGAAAGCAGTGTGGAAATATGCACAAGAATTTTTTCTATTCTAACGTCTTTAACTCTCAAAACTTGAAAGAAATTGATAAATTTGGAATAGAGATAGTGTTGGACCAGTTAGATCAAACAATCACGATGTATGACAGAATTTTCGTCACTATTTTTAGCTATGGAACTCCTGCGGCATCAGCGACTTTGAACAATGAAGTCTTAAATAAAGTGATGAACCCGGGTTTAGCAGGGCAACTAGCTCAAAGCACAGAGCTCAAAAAGATAATTGACAGCTTTCAGAATCCGCAGGACGGAAATTCATCAGCTGTTCTGAGCGATACATATACTGGAGTCTATGTGGTAACGGGCATCAAATATGAATACGACCTCAGAAAAGACCAAGGAATCAAGACTAGAGTTACTCTCAGTCGAAGAGATTACTCTCCGGCTCCTTAAAAAATAGAAGACATGCCACTACCTGGACAGATACTAGATCCTAACAGAAGGAACCCAACCTCTGGCTTTGCTGACAGAGTGGTAAAGGGTTTTGTCGATAACAAAGCGCCTGTTTTTTCTGGATCTGGGCAACCTAACGGCGGCAGCGTTGTCAATAAAGTTTTAGATGATCCAACCTATCTAGGTTTCAGCATCTTTTTCGACTTTGTAAATTCTCCTCTTCTTTTCGTCTCTGACGACAATGCAATAGAAGGCGATTATGCTTACAAATATCTTTCTGAAGTCTCCCCACAGAGAGCAGAGCTCCTAAAGATATTCGTTAACAGTCTTCAGTATCTACAAAACAATAAGCCTTACGTCTTTCAATCGATAGAAGGCCTGGACAGATGTTGGAACATAGCTACAGATCTCAAAGATCCTTATATGGGTGGAGACGATGCTAAGATAGGAATCGCTTGTCTAGAATCTCTAGACATGAGAATGACAGCTATCATGGATCTCTACAGAAAGATAGTCTTCGATACTAACGGTAGACGTGAGATAGTTCCAGCTAACCTCAGAAAATTCAAATGTACGATAATAGTCCAAGAGATTAGAAGATTCAAGACTCTGACTGACATCATTAGATCACAACAGTCAGATACGAGTTCTAACTTTGGACAGACTAATTTCGTTTCTCCTAGCACTGCATCAGGTCTCTTCAACGCAGCAACCTTGAATTTAATAGCTAGTGGAGAACAAGATGATCCGGTGTCTCTCTGGGTCAATGATAACTGCTCTCAAGTAGTTTTCAATTTAGATTTCTGCGAATTTACTCCAGAAACAGCTTCATCAGTCTTTACTGCTTTCAATAATGCTGGAGAAAAAACAGCTGCACAGTCTAAAATAGGATTCAAATACGAAAAAGTAAGTGAAGTAAACAGATATTCGACTCTTGAGGGTGACCTCAGCGGTGATAGTTTATCACGTGGTGATAACACCCGTTTAGGTAGACAAGAATCTGCTCTTCAAGCTGCTAGCAGAAGAGTACTGGCTAGTCTCGCCGGAGCTGTAAAATCTAGAGTCGGCGACGCCTTGATCAATAAGGCTAAACAAATGGGCATCAAGAACCCTCTAGGCGTTTTAAACACTGTAAGTACTCTTCTAAGCGCTGACGGTGTTGTAAGATTCGGAGAATCTCTCTTGACTAATGCCGCTAACAATTTAACCACTAGACTCGGAAGAGGCCTCGGAGCTAACGACGTTTTTGCAGGTCAAAGAAGACCTGTTAATTCTCAGTTACCGCCAGACGTCACCGTATTTAGTGCATTCACTAGACCTAACGATGTTCTTCAAGAAAAATTAGATCCTCTAAGCAGCGATACATTGCCTAGTGAAGCTTTTCAACCTACTAATTTTGATGGAGTGAATCAGCCTCCACTGAATCAAGAGAATCTGATAGGGACTGGAGTTCAAAATCCAAACTTTACTTCGTTTAGAGCTTTAGAGTCTGGAGACCAACCGGGTCCGTTGGTGTCATCAAACCCTGTAGGCCTGGGAGATCCTTTGCAGCCAGCAGTTAGGACTAATCCTTTGGGTACTGGAGCTCCTGCTCAGAGTCTTTCTACAGAGAGAATAATGCCACCTGCATATAGACCAACTAACAACGATGGAATACCTACGCCTACTTTGACTAGGACTAACGTTCTTGGATCAGGAGGCCCTCCTGGCCCTGTATTAACGGCTGAAAATTTATTTGAATGATAAACTTAGATAGCATAAGTGATAACCTAGTCGGTACATCTTGGCTGGGAGAAGTGGTAGATAATTCTGATCCTCTTCTTCTAGGCAGAGTACGCGTTAGAGTCTTTGGTAAGTTTGACACGAGAGAAAATCCTTATGATCCGGCTAGCAGATACGTAATCCCTGATGATTCAATTCCATGGGCTTTTCCTAGAGGTTATTTTTCCGGCGGAAGTTCAAGCGGTTCAGGATCTTTTTCAGTGCCTAAGACTGGATCTGTCGTGAACGTCTCTTTCGACAACGGTAACCCATACTACCCAGAATACAGTGCATTGGCTCACCTCTCAGAAGAACTCACAGCAGAAATAAAAGACAGCTACACCAATGCTCATTCTTTAATCTACGATACTGTTACAGAAGGGGCTGTCAAAGTGTTCTTTACTGAGAGCAAAGGATTGATGCTCGACTACAAGAAAAACACGATCAACATCAAACCTGATGAATCGATAGAGGTAAAAAATGCAGGAGGCGACGTCATCATTTTGACAAAAGACGGTAATCTGACAATCAAAGTGAGAACAGACGTCAATATAGAATGTAAGAACGCCACAGTAAAGGCTTCTCAAAAAGCTCATCTAAGCTCACCTAATGTCGAGCTAGGACCTAATGCTGCTGAAGCTGTAATTAAGGGCAATACTTTTCAGAAACTATTTAATAATCACACCCACCTCGGTAACCTCGGAGCTCCGACAGGGCCACCGATCATTCCTCTTTCAGGATTGGAGCTGAGCAAGGTGTCTAAAACTGAATAATGGCAGAATTTCTAGATACGAAAGGAATAGACACTGCAATCAAGCAGTTTGAAAAGTGTCTCAACGATAAAGGGTTGAAAGTAAAAATCGATCCTAAGAGAAAGAACGAGCCCGGATTAGAGAATCTTATCTTTACCATCGTAGAATTCTTTGATAAAATTTACGCTACTGCGTTGTCACCTTATGCTAAACTCGTAGATCTGGCCAAAAGAGTAAAAGCTGCTCTTACAGATCCTCCGAAGTTGGCCGAGATCGTGAAAAAGATCAATGAGCTCATTCAAGAGATACAGAAAGCAGTTTCTAACATAATCCAATTTGTAGTTGAAAAAATCGTAGAGCCGCTTAAAAAATTCGCACTTCCTCTCACCTTACCGATAGGTCCTCTAAAAATAAATCTATCGGGTAAAATTGACGACATTAAAGATGCTGAAAGAAAGAAAGCTCTCAAAAAATTAGTCAAAGGCGACGGATCAGAATCACAAACAAGAGCTCAAGAGATATTGTCAGAAGCGACGGCTAAAGTAGCAAAAGCTAAGCAAAGCGGAAATGAAGCAATAGCTGCAGCTGAGAAAGAACTACAAGACGCCAAAGCTTATGTAGCTGAGATCATCAAGGAAATCGCGAAGGGCCCTGAATGGGTGATAAAACAGATAACGTTGCTGCTCAGTTTCGTTCAAACTGGAATAGATTTCATTTTAAGTACTTTCAAACTTGCTATCGATGCTCTGAAGAATCCTGTGAAAAAGCTGCTTGAGCTCTTAAGCAATTTGATAAAAAATCCAGTTAAGCTTTTTTTAGATCTTTTGAAAAAAGCTCTAGAGCCTATTCTCATCGCTCTGGCTAAAAAGTTTTCTAAGGTAAAAGAGTCAGCGGCAAAAGTCAAAGCAGACATAAAAAACTTTTTGAATCTCGTTTTTTCTCTCAAAAAAATAGATTTGAAGAAATTTGCTTCTAAAGTTTTTCAAGCGGTAGCTCCGATTTTTGGTCTGATTGCATGCAGTCTAACATTTGCAATAACTTTTTTGCCTACCGTGATCAAATCTCTATTAAAATTCTGACGCTAACATTTCTGACTTAGATATATTATTTAGACACATTCATTATTTCATTCACCTTTTAATCTCAAAAATTAATGCCCAAACAAAAAGTAACGTTCCGACAAGACGACCAAGATCCCTTCAGCACAGTAACAGTAGAGGTCGATCTTCCAAGAGGAACAAAAATCCTTTCCCAGGATTCTAACGTGCTTGAACTCCTCAGATTCTATGAGGGATTAGAGATCAAAGAACCACCACAAGAAAACGAAATCAGAACGCTCGAGGTCATCTCGATGAGACCTGATCATGTGATTCTCAGCTTGGACGGTAAGCAAGACGCTTACATGAACATGAGAAAAGAGAGAGGTTTAGAAGATCTCAGAGTAGGCGATCACATTCCAGTTAAATTAAAATTCGGCCATAACGGTAACTACGAAGCGAGCTTCACTGATGCTATCAACAAGCGTAAGATGCAAGAGATCGTAGATTCTATCGGTCAAAAAGTAGGTTACAGAGCCAAAGTCACCGAACTCATCCACGGAGGTTACTTCGTAGAGATTGATGTGATCAAATGTTTCATGCCTGGTTCTTTAGCCGGAATGAACAAGCTTGTAGACTTCGCAAGTCTCTTAGGTAAAGAGATCATCGTAGTGCCTGTCAACTATTCGAAAGAAAGAGACATCCCTGTAGTTTCTCACCGAGACTATCTGAAGACGATGATCCCTTCTAAGATCGAAAAAGTAACAGAGACGATAGATTCTTGGAGAACAGGTTTCGTGACAGGAACCAGCGGTGCTGGTATCTTCGTAGAATTTGAAGATTGTTTAACCGGTCTAATTCCAGTAGTTGAAATAGAGAAGAGCGAAGAAGACTTCAAAGCTGGTTTGATCAAACCAGGTCGATCTGTAGAATTCAGAATTAAACAGATCATCTCAGACAGCAAAATACTTTTGACTGAGAAAGAAAAAGAAGTCTCTCCATGGGATGACATCCAGAACAGATTTTCTCCAGAGCAGCTCGTCATAGGACAGGTTGTCAAAATCACTAACTATGGCGTCTTTGTAGAGATCGAAAAAGGTATTTCTGGATTGATGCATTCTTCTCAACTCCCTAAAGACTCTGACTTCAAAGAAGGTGAGGACGTAGAAGTTATCATTAGTAAAATCGAACAGGCTTCTAGGAAGATAGTTCTTCGAAAAGCTTAATCGATAGGACAAAATGTCCTTGAAAGACAAGAGGGAGAAGGTTCGATCTTCTCCCTTTTTCTTTTGGATAAATAGAACAACCAAAATGTGCAATGTTCGTACAAGATCGATATACTAGCATGATCTCTTTAGAAATGGATTTCTATTCTAAAGAATTAGAGACGTCGGTGAGAATGCAGTTGGCCTCGGCGACGAGCAGAAAAGTTCTCAAAGCAGACGTTTTGATGGAACCGGTGCTTCCAGACTTTGATTTTCTCAAATTAGAGCAGATGCATAGCAAGAAGTACAGGCTCAGCTCTGGCTTCTTACCTTACTCTGAGGCTCGTCTCTTGACTCAAAAAGTCTTTGAATGGATTCAAAGAAAAGGCAAGACACTGTGGGATTGTGATTTCAATTTCAGCATTATGTTCAAAGATTTTGGCATCTTAGGAACTCCTAACGTGTCGAGATTGAACATTCTTAAGATGATACTACACTATCCCGAATCAGCCGTTTACGGGCTATTTCCAGAGAGAAAGAGATTTCCTAGATCAAAGTCTATCAAGAACATCTACCCGAGCAGCAAATTTTACATTGATACTCCGTCAAGCCTGAGCAGTAACAGCTTCACGTTTCCTCTTAGAAAATACTACGGTATCGACTTCACGTCTTTGGATACAGGATCTCTTCGATTTAGATATCTGGGCGGTACTGACTATGAAAGCAAGTTCGATAAGAACTGGCAGGTCATCGATCTATCAATAGACTGTCTAAGACACTGTATTACTAATCCGGGACTGACTGAAGAAGAGAAGAAAAGTCTAGAAGAAATTCTAGAAAGCAATCAGAAGATCATCAACTCGTATTCTTCTATAGAAGCCTTCGTTAAAGAATTTCCTGAGATTACTCTATTGACAGATCTAACGACTAATCGTCAGATAGTAGGCACTCTCTATCCTTATATCAGAGATAGAGTTTTCAAGCTGTTATCTGAGACTAGAATGACCAGAGGTCTTTTGAACTATGACAGCAATCAGGGCAAGCTTCAGATTAAAGATACCACCATTGAGAATGCTTATCTCTTCGAAGGCATAGATATATTTGACAGCAAGATCAACGGTAACATTTCTAACTGTGACCTCTTCAGCTGTATGATTGAAAACTCTGATATCTACATGTCAAACCTTTTCAATAAGAGCACAGCGAGAGATTCCTTCTTCGATCAAAGTTATCTAAATAGTAACAGCTCTCTGATTGACTGCGATGTGATGGGATTTTCTTCTATCATTTCTGGAAAAATGGATGGAGGCAGATTGATATCTGGAAAGGTGGTAACTCGCCAGGCTAAGATATCAGACATGACAGAAATAATTTCATTTGAAAAAATAGCGTAAAGAATGGCAATGACAGCAGAACAGAAAGCGTGTTATGATAGCCTGGTTGCTCAGGTACAGCAGGAGATCACGTCTTTCTGCCAGATACCTTTCACTATTCCTAAAGAAGAGGTGATACGTATCATTAACAACGCTAAAATGTGGTTTTATAAGCATTACGAATACTCTGTTCAAGAGAAGTACTATGCTATCAAGGCTTCCACATTTAACACTGAAACTTTCAAAAAGACTGGAGAGATTACGATGCCTGATTCTGTATGGGCAGTCAATTCGGTTTATCAGATATCAGGCTGGGCTGGAGAAGACGGTGGATTCGGAGGTATGAGCTTTGTAGGATTGGATCCGGATTTTGCTCTTGATAAGTTCATCTATAATAACGTTTACGGTGCAGGTATCGGTTCAGAACAGATGATGTTCTATGTTATCAATGCTTATTTCATCGACATCGCGAGAATGAACTTGCAAGGGATGATTTCCTATAACTATAATTATCTGAACAAGAAATTCAGATTCATGGGAGAACTCCCTACAAACAACGTGATTTTCCTCATCTACGAAAAAATCAGCGATTGTGCTCTCTTCAGCGACGAGATCTTCATCAGATACGTCGTGGCACAGGTGAAAAAGCAGCTAGGTAGAATTTTAGGGACATTCACTTTCAATCTACCCGGTAACATTCAAATCAACTATGCCGATATCAAATCTGAAGGCGTTGATGAATTGAAAGAAATAGAAACAGAAATCAAAGAAGACGAAGGAACAGACTACTTCTTCACAGACTAAAATTTAAACTATGCAACTACAATCTTTTGACAATTTCTTGAACGAAGCATCTGAGAAAGAAAAGATAGATCTTTTAGCGGTAGACATGATTGACTACTATGGAAATGAACTGCCAAAGTCACCTGAAAAGACTGAGGATTTCATGAAAAGCAGAGAAATCAGCGACACTGCTATGATCAAGAAGCTTTGGAACAGAGCTAAAGAGATTCAGAAAAAGGGAATAGCCTAGCTATCACACGATCTGAATGTATTACAATAATCTAACGATATAAATATACAAATTAGAAGAGAATGTCAGACATCTATTGTAAGCCTATAGATTCGATCGGTTATTCAGATACAACTCTGGAGCTGAACGATGACATCAGTATTCTGTTACAACAGCTAGAGTGTCTTTTGACTACTCCGAAGTCTAGAGTAATGGGAGTTCAAGATTTCGGGCTGAACCTAGAAGACTACATTTTTGATCTGACTTTCAACACTATAGCGATCGAGAGCACTATTAGAACTCAAATAGGTCTGTTTCTTCCTCTAGTCACGACGTATCCGGTGGATGTGTCAGTGGCATTTTATGAAGGAGAATCTAGAGATTTGGCTGAGGTCAACATAAATATAAGCGGAGCTCCAGCGCTGACTGTGGTATTCTAAATTAGAAAAAGAGAATGGGATTCTTAAGTAAAAATGCAATCACGGCCCTGAGGATCTATACTCAAGCCTACAACTATATGACGAAAGTCTATGGGCAGACCAAGAACGCCTTCACACCGGCTTCACCTTATGGTCAGCTTCTTACTGTTCTTTCGAACATAGGCGAGTTAATCTTCTATTACATCGAGAGCGCAATATCTGAACTTAACTTTGCTACTGCAAAGAACGTGGCTTCTATCTACGGTCTCTCAAGACTTACGGGTCACAATCCAACCCGAGCAATATCAGCTATCGGTAAAATAGCATTAGTACCCAAGACTGATGCCGCACAAGGAATTCAAGGAAATTACATAGTCATCAGAGACAAAACAGAATTACAGTGTCTCGATAACAGCTTGATCTACATGATGTTTTTGGATTCATCAGAAAAAAGAATTGACAAAACAAGCCAAGAGACTTTTTACTTTACCATCAAAGAAGGTTCGATAGAGACTCAAAGCTTCACAGGCTTAGGTACTTCTATGCAGAGCTTCTCTATCATCACCAACAACCCAACTGATCATTTTTATACCAGAGTAAGAGTCAACGGTGTCGAGTATTCTGTATATGATTCTCTCTATGACATGGGCCCTGAAGAAAGAGGATGCCTAGTCAAAACTGGAATCAGTGGAGGCATAGACGTCTATTTCGGAAACGGTAATTTTGGAAGAAAGCCACCTGCTGGTAGTTTGATAGAAGTAGAATACATGATTTCTCGCGGTCCTATCGGTAATCTTCAAGGCAATGCTGGAGCGACATTTACTTTCATCACTGAAGGTTCGGATGAATTCGGAAACACCGTCAATTTGAACGATGCTTTCCAAATTTTCGTTTCTCTGCCGCCAGATTTCGGTTCTGCCCCGGAGAATCCAGACTTCACTAGAATCATTGCTCCGCATGCTAGTAAATCTTTTGTCCTAGCGAATCCTGACGCTTACATCTATTTTCTGAAGAAATATGGTTTCTTTTCTTTTGTAAACGCGTACAACACGAAGGACGACCAGTATATAGATGATGACAATATAGTCTATTTGGTTTTAATACCTGACATAAAGGCAAAGTTGACGTCAGATCTAGATTATTTCACTCTTCCTTTGGACGAATTTACTCTTACTGAAACTGAAAAGACAAGGGTCTATGAACTTCTAGACAACAGCGGTCAAATGTTAATAACAGCTGAGAATAGAATAGTTGACATAGACGTTAGAAAATACGCTATCAACGTAGTTCTTAGATTCTTCGATAATGCAGATAAATCTCAGATTAGAAGTCTTATTAGATCTAGATTAAATGAGTACTTCTTAAACGTGAAGAGAAGAGACAGAGTGCCTAGATCGGATTTAGTTTCTCTCGTAGAACAAGTACCAGGCGTAGACTCGGTGAATATCTTCTTCGTTTCAGAGCAAAATGAGACAGCTATTAGAAACGGTTATTACGATGTCGAAGTCCAAGGTTACGATCCAGTGACGAAACAAAAGGCTCTTCTTGCTACAAAGAGAATAACTTTGACGCCAGGTGAAGATCCAGGTCTTGGATTAGACGATTTTGGAGACATTAAAATCGTAGACGATGAAATAGTCGCGATCAGAGGAGACTGGTATGACAGAAACAATAACTATTACGAAGAATACCCAGACGATAACAAGCTCTCGTCTTTGAACGTCTTCTTTAAGGAGAGCATCAAAGCTGACTTGTACAATCAGATACAAAATCAGAATTTTGAGAAGCTAAGAAACCGAACACTGACTACCAATAATACAGTGGTCGATTCTAACCCTTCTTCAGTTCTAGGCGGATAAAAAATTGAATAGATGGCAGTTGACAGTTTGAGCGAATTCGACGCTCTTTCTCAAAATGAAGAGAATAACGGAGGTGTAAGTCTCTATGCAGCACAAGACACTCTTAGAGATAACATTAAGTGGCAAGGCTACGATTACAGAGAAAAGCTTTTAGCTAATTCGGTATCTCCTTATCTTTTAAGAAACTTGAAGGTATCAAACTTCTTGAAATATCTAAATGACATCTGTGTGGAGTACATTGAGACAGTGAAAAAGATCAGAGTCTACTATAATTTTACCGTCGATAAAGACACACGCTACATAAACTAAACGATGAGGTACCAAGACCTACTGTTTTTCGATAAGCAGGGCAACAACTTAAACTTTGCCTACGACGAGACCGCTCAGGCCTGGTATGGTTCGATATACCTTCCGAGAGTATCAACTGATCTTTTTGAGATTGCTCAGATCTTCGTCGTTCAGAAGATGTATGATTCTAGAGGAGTCGTCAGATATGCTTTTCCTCATGAACTTGAGGCGCCTTCTTCAACTGGAGAACCTGGTTGGGTTGCAGTTTGGAATTATGATCTGCCTAGTGAGATCTTTTTCTTCACTTATGATTCTGAATCTTTAGCACCTTTCTTAGAAAAGGCTGACGAACTTTCAGTAAAACCTGACTGGGATCCTTATCAATACTATGATACCGAAGGTAACTTACACACTTCTGTAGTCACTAATGGCGTTCTACAGATTAACGTGGCTCTCTCATCTCCGAACGAGAACATCTATAAGAGAACATTCTCTCTCATCGATAGACCTAGCGGCAATTTGATCGCTGAGGTGATGATCTACGGTGAAGTCGTAGGTGAAGATCCTCGTTTAAGCGTCATGACTTCAAATCTAGGTTATGCTATCAATAATAGCGATTATCAGATTTTTAGAGACAGCGACGTTAAAGAACCTCTGTACAATCAAATACTTTTGAACGAGAAGAAGAAAGAAGCTCTCTTAGAAGGGAGCAACATCTTCCCGTACACCGGTTCTTATAGAGCTCTTTTGACGGCCATCAAGTATTTCGGATATGATGACATCTACATGAAAGAGTATTGGAGAGATGTCGACCCGTATTCTGCTTACTTTGGCAAATATGTGCAGACTCTTCCCATAGAACTATTGAAACCTAGCGCTCGCTTCAATGACATGAACGTGAACGTTCCTAGCCGAAATTTAAGAAAGACGGGCAAGTTCGGTTTATTCTATAGAATCAATGAAGTCGTCGCTGACGAGTACGATGAGTACGATCTACCTGTCACTAGAGAATCCTTTTCATATTCTTTAGAGGAAGTCTTGATCAAACTGTACGGTCTAAAGCAAAAGCTTCAAAAAGATTTTCTACCCTTAAATGCTAAGATCATCGACATAGTCGGAGAAGCCGACTTTTTTGGGAAAAGCTTAATAACAGTTCAGCCTAGTTCTAACAGAACTGATACAGTCATAACCGGCTACAGTGTGTCATTCGAGACGAGTCCAGGTAAGACTATTTTTCTCCAAGATTTGAGGACTATAGACGACTTAGATTTTGCAAAGTACACACCTTATGACATACCGCAGAATATCTTCGTAGGTCCTAGAGGAGAACCTTTCACAGTAGGTGGCTACAATATCGGTTTCAGCCCTCAAAGCATCGGTGGTGTTGAGCATCTCACTAACAAATACCCTAACCCTAACGGACCGCTCGGCGGACCTACTGACGGAAAACAGTTCACCGTCGGAGATCTGGCTAACGTGCTACTAGCATATTTTAGCAGATATGCACCTAATCTAAATACAGTTCAACAGCTTCCAGATAATACCGGCATTCCAGTCGGAGCTCCGTTAGTTCTAATTAACACAAGTTTTGAAGACACCACATGGGATAACTCGAATTCTTATTGGAATGAGTTAGACACCTTTGGCAGCGGTTCACAGGTATTCAGTTGGAACTACATTGAATACAGAAACATAGCTGAGATAGAATGGATAGTCAGCAAACCTAAGACTAATGAATCTCCAGCTTTCTTCTATTCTCTCAGAGGCAATATAAAAGACTATGATCAAATAGCTCTTTTCTTACCTTATATCGGAGCTTATGACGTAGAGATGAGACTTTACGATTATTACAATAACATTTCGACGAGCAGACAGGAAGATTACGTCATCGTTAAAGCCAGAAACTTGGAGATTTTGGGGACTTACGCTATCAGAGAACCTTACTACACTTGGAACACTAAGATAGAAGTTCCTCAGAGACTTAGAGTCCCTGGAAAACCAGCTGCACAGTCTCCTATGATAGCAGAATATGCAGCTTATTGGGATCTCCCTTTTCACCCTAACGACCCTTTCGAAAAATTCGAAGTCAGTTGGGAAATGTTCAACCGTGGAAATTATGCTTTGAACAACCAATACAGCCCTTTTGCCAATTTTCATATCTCGACATTCAGAGATAATGACGAATACAGCTTTGTAGGTCCTTTCTTCTGGGATAATTTAGAAAACTCCAGATGGATGGACAATGCGCATAACTGGTGGGAAGGGACGGTTGTTGCTGGAGATACGCCTGCGTTTTTCAATATCATCTACTACAATCCAACTTCTCCGTATACTGTTTTGACTTTGGTAGATTCTGAAGGTACGCATAACATAAGCATTCCTCAATTGGGCGGTGGTCTTTTAGAACTCTCTCAGTGGCTAAACGGTACAACAAATCCTACATTCTCAAAGTACTCATACAATCCTATCAGAGACAAAGACGACTACAATAACATCTTGTACATTCAATGCGTCTCTAGATATTTTGGAGCTTTTGGAGATTTTTCAGACGTGTACGGCAATACTGCTGAATTAGCTATAGGAAGAACTTCTACTTCTAAAAACTATTCGATAAATTGGAATTCTGCAAGAGTGATAGATAACCAGATCACTCTACCTCGTTCCACTCACGTGGTATTTTCTTTCGATCTATCAGCCATTAGAGGAAAGGACCCGATGACAGCAAATTGGTCAATCAGTAACAACACGAATTCAGAATTCGGCGATGATAAATATATTACAGCGAGGTATTTAGCTTACCTTTTCGATATGCCAGGAGAGTATTCAATAGGACTCAACCTGAAAGATACGAACGGTAACAAATACGAAGCAGTGAAGAATTTTCTCATAATAAACTAAAAACGAGTAAAAATGTCAATCTCAGTAACGGAAATCCTCGGAACGGATTCACTAGCAGGTTCCAGGTTAGTGATCAACGATAACTTCAACGTCTTAGCGGACGCTGTAAACGATGTCTTGGTCTATCTAAACACTTCTTCTGGCACGTTAACGAATCTCACGAGCCTCACGACTAACACTCTAACTGTCGGTCTGAGTTCCCCGAGACTGCAGGTGACTACCTCGGCCTTTAACATCACGGCCAACCCTGTAGTTCAAGGTAACATGAATCTTCAAGGTAATCTCTACAGAGATAATGTCGATTCTACTTTGATCAACGAAGTCACCACAGCTCCATCTTACACGAAGAGCATCGGCTCATCATCAGCTGTACCGACTTACACGATCGAAAGAGTCTCTAACAACGGCTCAACTCCGGTAACTGTCACAGTATTTGAAGGAGAAATAGGACAGGAGATCATCTTCTGTTACTATGATTCTACTTCAGGAGCTGTAGACATCATCGCAGACGTAAGCACAGTGCTTGTTCTCACCGGAACTTGGACTAAGGTAGTTCTCGATGGAATCGGTCAAACTGCTCACTTCCTTTGTGTTCCTGATGCATCAAATAATCCAGTTTGGTATTTGATCGGTGGATTAGGATACACACTAGCTAGCTAACAATAAACTAAAGAATAGATGGCAGTAGCCCCACTCATAAGGACGCCACAGGTGCAAGGAGGAACGTTTTATACGTTCTCTTCTGCTGCGAAAGACCTTTCGAAGACTATTAACAACACGAATCTGAGATTCGTGTTTTCTAAATATGTTCTTCTGGATCTTCCTGATTTTAATTCTCTCCCGTTCTCAGATTTTGGGGACTACAATAACTACATGCAGTTCAACACAATTGATGGATGCATAGTTAACGGTGGATTGACAGGAGACCCTAACGTAGACTTTGCTCAAAGCCTCCAGAATTATGCTCTTAATTTCGAGAGCTTGATACTTAACGACGTAGAATACGACACTTCTTTGAAGCAAGGAGTCGCAGAAAGACTATTTTTCAAATGGCTGAAGGAAACAGGAGCTATCCGATTCAGAAATGCAACTACAGCCGAAGTCAGCCCTACAGTTCTCAATCCTAGATTTGTGGAAGAAGACTCAGCTGGCACCGGAGCGGTCCAGTATCAGAGAGTGGTTAAATTTATCGGTGACATAGACGTCATCAATAACGTAGAAAAAGGAGGAGATAGCTACACAGAAGTTTACATTTACGTACCGACTCAGGTTGGTAACACTCCTACTGTTCTTTTCCAAACAACTTCAGATGCTAACTACCAACCTGACATGATAGCTCAGGGAAATAGCGAATACATTTTAGGTAGAAGCATAGATACAATCCATCCAGAAGGATTGGACATCAGAGCATACTATGACGTTGATGATCAAGTCGATTGGACTGATCCCGACGCAGATTGGATGAATGATCCGTACCCACAGACTGTGGTCAATGCTTATTTTACTCAGCCAAGTTCTTTCACTGATGCTACCAATTCTGACATCCAGAAATATCCGGCAGACTATAACAATCCAGTCGGTTTCAACGGAGTTGCTTACAGAAGAACTAACTTAGACGGAATCGGTGTAGACTTTGAAGCTAACGATTATGCTTCAATCGTCGCAGATCCTAATTTGGACACTATCATGCAGTTCAACGGATCTGATCAGGCAGGTAACTTTGAATTCAATGCAGTCTTAGTCTATTACGATCTCTACGATGTCAGCAACCCGCTGAACAAATCGACTAATCTTTACGGAATTCTTCTTTTAGATAACATCACTCCAACTACAGAAGGCGGTTACATTCAGAGACTTCAGAAATTCAAACCGAACTCTCTAACTGGTGAGAACGGTAACTCTTACGGTTTCAAGCTGAATCTTAGAATAGATGCTTCTTCGGTTACGGTAGGTGTGAATTCAATAGTCAACGAATATAGCAACTTCTCGACTGGCCAATTCGTAGAAGCTGTGGCTGAGCTCCAACAATCAGTTAGATTCTTCGAATCTCAACAGCTGAAATATACAGAGCTGAACACTAGAGTTCAGGCTTTGGAGAACAGAGCAGCCACGATTCCTAATGTTCAAGACATTAACGGAAAGATCCAGACTCTGGAGACTAACTTGCAGAACGCACGAATGAATTACAGTTCGTCTACGGCATTGTTAGACATGATTAATAAGATCAATAAGGAGTTAAATGCGCTGGTCAACGGCAGCATTAGCGTGAATCTCCAGTATAACACGGATGTCTTATATCAAGGTCCCGGAATAGTTCTTGATAAATCAGTTCCTAATAAGATCAAAATCGCAAATAAGGTCCAGACTTATGCAATAGATGCTCCGTCAGACCTCAATGGCGCATTGATCACAGCTGCAACACCTTTGGATATTTCAATATCTTCTCCCGGTGTAGTCTATCTTTTAGAACCTTACACTAACATGTGTAGAGTTTACACGACAGGCTCAGCCGGCGGAGACTTAAAGATCTTCATCGATGATAGCAGCGCTCCTTTCTTAAAAGGGCAAGTTTCTAGAGTGGTATTTCCTAACATAGTAGATATGGCAGGAAGGAACATTCAGATATTCACAGATTCAGTAAACAGAAAAGGCTTTGGAAATTACGGAGTGACGGTGGGTAACATCTTCGCTTCTGACTTATCATCGAGCAGACCTATTTTTGAGGTAACCTGCTTGGACGCTGACCTCTATGTTTTCGCAATAGATATACTACGATAATACGAGAATAAATGTCGAACAGTCAAAATTCAATATCAACGATCCTACCTCAACTCTTGAGGCTGTACAATAACAACGTAACAGCTTACGAGAAGATAACCGAGGCAATCACTAGCTCATCGCAGACAGTCTCAGTGGATCTCACTGACGGGCTTGGAAATACTAAAAAAATCCAAGTCCCTAGCTTCGGTTATCTGAAGAGTGAGATTGACAGGTTGGATCAGAACATAAAGACTCTGACTAACTTCAACGTAGGAGGTAACAGTAGTTTGCTTCTCAGCGATGGAACTTTTAGAAAGATCATTCTTTCGAGTCTCCTTTCTGAAGCTCCAGATTTGACAAGCATTCCTAGCGTAAATCAGTTCAAAGTCAAAGACAACTATTTCTTTGATGACTTTTTGACTCCTCTACTTTACATCTCATTTGATCTGACAGGGCAGGTTCCTAATCAGACTGAAGAAGCTGTAGTTGAAAGAGTCTTCATGACTTTAGATACTCCTCAGAAGTTGAACTATTTCAACGAAAATTTGAAGGGTTCGACCACTTTAGATTATTCAACTACTCTCACCGCATTAGATGATCAACAAATCGTTTATGTTACTGACGAGAGCGTGGTCAATCTCCCTCCGAATATCAACAAGTACTATGGAGATTTTGATGTAGTTGATATTACCACGTCTAACGTGACTCAAGTCGTAAACAGCGTTCAGAGCTCTCAGACTACTAAGCTTTTCATATTGAACAAGCTGACTTACAGCGATGCTTCATTAACCGTTACAGGTTCTTTGACGCTAAAGGTAGGTGATAGTTTGGTGGTTAACAGTTCTCCGATTGATACGAGATACGTGATCAAGAGCATTGACACATCCACGAATGCCGTTACTTTGGAACTTGTTGAAGGTAACAAAGGAATAGCGATAGGAGCCAACGTTCTCAAGATCTATTCTACGACAGATGATACAATTTCAGTTGATCTCAACGTAGGATTCAACGAGTATATGATGGTCTTCATCAAACCCGTAGATCCAAATTCTAGAATACCTTCAGTGAACTGGTCTCCAGGCACTGCATTTTATACTAACGATCTTCTTTTCACACAGGGCGACGGAACCGTAATTCCTCTGTCTACATATTACAAGAATGCTGTCATTGATTTCGGTCGTTACATCATGTCTTTATCGATAGACAAGTTTCCTACAAGTGCACAAGGTTTACAACCTAACGCACCTTCTCTAGTCGAAACTGATTTCCAGGTAGTACAGATTAACCAACAGGTTACTGATCAAACTATCGTTAAGAACATTGAAGATTTGAGCAAGCAAAAGACTAGTCTCAGTTCTGAGTTAAAAGAACTTGACAATGCTATTACTCAGAAAAGAGCAGAAATTGCTACAAAAAACTATCAGAATAACGTAGAAAGAGATGCTGATAGAAACAACTTGTTAGGATTAGTTCAACAGAGAAGCACTAAAGCCGATCTCTATAACTCTCTAGTCAAAGAAATTGATGCAAGAGTCAGAGACACTGGTTTGATTTCAGCAGACCCTAAATACAGAATTAGAGGATTCTTCCCTATTCCTGAACCTAGAGTCTCTGCAGAAACTGGAACGCAACAAGTCGTACAATTCTTATTAGAATACAGATATCTGTCAACGAACGGTGCAGCAAATCCTGTCAAAACTTTCGATTTCGTGGATAACGGAGTCTCTACGACTGGAGCATATTCTAACTGGAACCAAGTCTATAGCTCTATCAGGCCTAGGACTTATAACGCTGCCACAGAGCAGTATGAGTGGGATCCAGTCATTACTCAAGACGCTGACAGCATCAACATAAATCAGGTAGACATACCGGTTCAAAAAGGTGAACAAGTAGAGATCAGAATTAAATCTATCTCTGAAGCAGGATGGCCATCCAATCCAGCTTCTTCTCCTTATTCTAACAGCGTGATTATTCCTTTTCCTGAGGACATAAACACTAACAATGCGTTAAGTGACATCATCAAACAGAACCAAGATGCTGTAGCTGCTGTAACATTACAGGAGGCTATCAATGCAAAAGGGATAGACACTCACTTGGCCAGTTCTTTCTATTCAGGCGAAAGATATTTTGCTCATGATGCATCCGTCATCGCTTCAGGTTTTGTGGCTAGTAGCACTCAGCAGCCTATCGATCTCTTTACAAAGATCAACGAACTACAGAATATCATCATTCAGCTACAACAGCAGATAACAGGAGTTAAAGCTGAAATTCAGCTTACTTTCTTGGATGAGAATGGAGTAGAAACGCCGATAGCTAGAAACCAGAAGAATTCTCTTTTTGCAGGCTACTACACAGATGCTGTTAATGGACTTACCGTTAAGAAGGGAGCCATTGTGACTAAGACGTTCTTCATCAACATTAAAAATGCTACTCAAACTCCTCTTGAACTTGTTTCTAGAGTATGGGGAAGCAGCGACAGACAGGTAGTTGAATCAGAAAATCCGACAAACGGCATATCTGCCAACATACCTGCTTCAATTTACAGTTACTTAGACAACTACAATACTTATAATTCATCTGATAGCGATTATAATACGGTGAGAAGATACGATATCGTCCCTCTTCTCTTAACTAACCCTGACGTTCCTGCCAACAACAAATACGGAAACGTCGATTCTCTTTCTCCTTTCCAATCATGTCAGGTGAAAGGACAGTTCCTTTACGCTAGATACAAGGATATAGCGGCAGAACAAGATTTCTACTCTTATACTGACCCTACTGGAACGAGAATCGATAAATTGGATGGAGCAGAAAACTTCTATACTAGAAGCACTGCCACTACTACTGGAAACTCTTCCCAGTTCATCTGGGGCGGAGGCTTCTATTGGGATGCTGGAAGCTCTACATTCAAGCCGACAACTGACAGTGGTTATGCAGGCAGCGGAGCAGCAACTGGTGATGTATTAGAAGTACACGTAAATCATCCGGTCATCGCAGCAGGTATAGATTCTCTCAAGTCTTACTATGAGACTTCTACTTATGACACCGGTACAGGATCAGGACTCGGTGCTACAATCCCTAGTTCAACTGATCTTAGAGCCAATTCTACGCCAATCGACGTATTTTCTGCATGTACAGCAGTTCAACCTAGCTCAACTACTCTAGGTAGAAAAGTGGCAATGCCTCTATTCAGACACTCAAAATTCATTCCTTTGATAGACAGTGATTCTAGAGGCAAGCAGCAGTCAATATATCTTTACGAAAAGATGAATGCAATGGGAACTGCTGGAACTTTTAACATTACTCCTAGCCCATCATTGACTGATAGCTCTTTGGGAATCGTAAGTGGTGGTGGTACTTCTTATACTGGAGCAGGCTTAGCTCCTTTCAATTATCAGAGAGGGCTTAAAATGGCCTTCGATAGCAATGATCAGTATTTTCTTGGAAAGAGAAGCTGCGGAGCTTACATGTTCTTATCGACTGACAAACATGATTCGATAGTAGTGAACGGCAAGTCTCAGACATCTGTTAAAGTTATCACTGCGGGTACCACAGCTTCTATTAAAATACCGGTCAGTTTCCAATACAGAATGACTGACTATTTCGGATCTGGAACGACAGGGATAGGAAACATTGGCGGAGATCCTACAGGAAGAACTACAAATCTTAAATATACCAAAGCAATGGGTGTTGACATCTATGTTAAAGGTGGAGACGTCTTTTCTTTCGATATTGAAATCTCGGCTAAATACTCACCAGACAACCTTAATCTAGATCTCATCCCTAGAGTGGACGTAACCGGTGCTCTTTATGATCTGCAGAACACTATCAGAACTATCGCTCCTAGCGTAGGAGGTGGTGGTGGTGGCGGTGGACTCGGCAGAGGAGTCTACGGCGTAGAAGGTGATTTCACGGTTCGTGATCAATTTGCGCAGAATTTCCAATAAGAAGATCATTGCCCTGCACGGGAAATATATAGATCAAGAAATAAAAGGCGTGCATGGCTGGAGCTATCTTAGACAAGGCTTCTTTTCAGCTGATTAGAACTAATCCGAAATTGACTACTAACGTAAAGCTAGTAGTGAACAGCTCGGGCAAGATTTTCTTGGAGTCCTTTGACGCGAATTCAGTACTTTCTAACTCTATTTACAAGGCGATCCCAGTAGATCCCAAATCATCTTACGACAAAGACGTCGCTAGTTTTTACGCGACTCGAAAAACTCCGAAAGAAGTAGCGTTTGGTCTCAATCAGCAGAGTGACGACACTGCGGTTCTACCGACATATGATCTGCAATATGAAATGTTCTATGCTTCGGGGACTCAAGCAATCTCATCAGAAGCATATACCGAAGACTTAGGCATCTTAGCTCCTCTTTGGTTAGAAGAGCAAATTCCAGACTATTTTTTAGTCTTCAGAATCGATGATCCAGTTGCTTTTAATTTAGCAGGTCAAACCAACCCTTTAGCTGGATTAGACTCAGCTACTACGGCTACGGACTTCGTTCAAAATGTTTTCAATTCATGTACTCTGATAAAATCGTTTGATCTCACTGATTCCAGTGATGTAGGCAAGTACGTTAGAAACTACAGATCTCAGCAGACATTTCCGGAGTCTCCTCTCTTTGTCAGTTTGCAGCCGGATCAGATGACTCAATACCGTGGAATTTCTTATTCAGACGGTAGGTTTGTCGAAAAAGGAGAAATTCTATATAAGCAGTTTTTTGGTAGAGACAAGTCTATCATTGAAGAAGAGTACTTTGTTAGCAGTGGATTTGAAAGAAACGGCGTAATGGTCGCAAATCTACTCAATTTTGAGTTTTTATTCTCTGATTCTACCGCAGAAGACTTTTCAATAAACAGATATTTCGGTCTGTATGCAAATTTTGTGCAAGAAGGTACCTTCAAATTAGATGGAGAATCGTTTTACATAAATGCTGCTTCAGAGAAGACTCAAACGCCTGCTCTTCCCGAAAAAGATGCTTTAGAGAAAAGAGCTTATTTTTCAATGGACAATCCTAACGGAGTAGTTCTTTATTTTCAACCTGAAAGCGTAAATACTACGACAGGTATCCCTACTCCTTCGAATGTAAATAACATCAGCTCATTCTTCGTGGTAAAAAACAAGAACAGCGAGGTTCATTCATTGAAAAAAGGATCACAGTGGAATCCTAATTCAATAAGACTTTCTGACACTAAAGTCGACGTAGCAGCTTTCTCTGGGTACACTCCTTCAGAAGGCTTCTTCGATTCTCTTATCTTACCAGGCAAGGCGAAGTCTTCGGTAAGTTGGGAGATTTTAGGAGAAATTCCTATCGGCTATACCATCAATTTTTATGACGGAAGCGGTTTTACTCTTACTATTGAGAGTAACGCAACTCTCGTCAATTCTAATTTAGGACCTAACTCTGTAGGCAAGAGTTTTCAATACTTCTTTAATGGACAGGGACAGCCTGCTGATATTGCTAAAGCCATAGCTTCAGCTCTAAATTTCTACGGGCAAGGGCAGCGCTTTTTTAATGCGGCAGTTCAAGGTGGCACCGTAGTCTTTTATTCCAGATTTGCAGGTTCTAGATTCAACAGATTAAATTTCGAATTAGATTCTACGCTAGGAGAAATTCCAGAATTCACTGTTTTTCCGAGATCTGTCACGACTAGCACAGGCGGAATAACCTCAAAATTCTATTTTACAGGCGGAAGCGATTATGAAAAATCGAGGATACGAATTCCGATCAGTTTGAGTTCTACGATAACTGGAAAGTATACAGATCTAAACAGCGGAGCGAAAGCTGAATGTCTAGGATATGGGCTTTATTTAGAAGAACCCGTTTTTGATAGGAACAGCAACCCTGTCGAGTTTAAAAACGTCAAGACTTACGTTTCAGCTTTCTTCGATGAAGATGGAATCAAAGCTAGCCGATCAGGCGGTGTATCGATCTATGATCTATATGACGTTCCCTTCGGCCGACTTTCGATATTTCCTGTCAGAGATTTCGATTTTGATTTTTACAGCTCTCAGTATAGCGAGGAAGGTGAATTAGCAGAAGAGTACAATGAATACAATCAGAGAGTAAAACTGGTCAATAGCTCGAATCAAATTCTCTTGCTTCCTGTTAACCAAGGTTCTTACCCTAACATCGTGAATTTCTATCTGAACGGTGGATTCTCTAAGCTGCAGCCGGTGTTGGAAAACACTGCTAACAGTGATCAAGAAGAGACTATCATTCTTTCAGAATACGATAGACTTTTTGAAAATTTCAACAAAAATCTATCGACTTTCTCGAGAACGGTACCTACTGTCTGCAAATGGGTCTATGATGAATATGGAAAAGACGTGAGAAACAAACCTTATAGACTTAACTTCTCAGAAGCTTTTGGAGTCTACAACTTCTCGCCCTCACCTTATTCTAACAAGCAAGATGCTCTATCATTTTCTCATGAATGGTATTATTTGGGTCAGGTCCCTTCTTATTTCGGAGAATCTGCTCTATTAGGGTCATGGAGTTATTTTAACTTTACGCCAGACGATAATACGGGAAGCACTCTAGGCTACTTTCAAAACGTCACTACCGATAACTTCTCAAACTTTTTTATAGTTGATAACCTAGTCTCATTTACTGCACCTACTCCGACTTATGCTTATTTCGATAAGCAGATCAGATATGCTAGACTCAAAGGTGGAAATGCACAAAATTTCTCAGAGGCTTTCTTTAGAGGAATTAAAGTCATAGCTAAGCAGAGAGTAGAAAGCAGCGTAGATCTTAACTACAATGCAGACTCTATTCAGACGACCAGAAACGGAGAATTCAACGATTACAAGTTTGCAGCAATGCTCATTCCTACTACCAGATCTGACAAACCTAACTTTCAGATTAAGGTCGTTAGAAATAAAAAGTGGAAGACTATCACGATGATGATCTTCTTGAAAGTGGATTATGCTTCGATACAACCAGGACAAGATCCTACCGTCATTGATAGAACTCTTCTCTATAATCTGCAGAGCATTATTCAATCAGGCACATTTACAGTGAGCGGGTCGAACTTGACGACATATAACCCTAACATAGCTTCAGCTGTTTCAGGCTTCTATCCGTCTCCTGTCACTGCTTACAACCCTGCGACTTATTCTACCACCTTGATGACAGGCTGGATCAATCCTCTGACCAGCACCGGAACAATAGGATCTGTCTACAATATCAAAGGCGTGGGCACACAATTCTTAACACAGATTACAGAAGGCAGCGCAGGTACGTTCAAAGATATAACTTTTAACGTTGCTCCTGACGTTTATCAAATATCAGGAATTACTCAAGTTCTCAGTAACGGAAACTTATTAGCTCTATCTGTTAAAAAGAACGGTGTCGATATCAACCTTCCGATCGGTGGAGCCAATCTTCAAGACTTTAAGAACGGCTTTTACGGTGTAGTAGGTGGTGGTTACGAAGCTCTAGTCAATAGAATGAACGCAGCTAGTTTTGCGAACATTTATAATGCTATCAATTTAGGTGACCCTAACGTGATCTACGAGACAGTAAGTGAAACGGGACAACTTTCCTACGATGAGTTTCTCCTGCAATTATCAGCCGGAAGTTTAGATATGAAAGCTTCGTATCTGAGATATGTTCCAGATCCTAACAAGCCTACAGTCTTCAACTTAGAAGACGTGGTCGGTTATGAACTGGCTGTAGCTAAAACGCCGGGAGTCTTACCGATCTATAGACAGTCTGGTAACTATAACATTAAATTTGTCGATCTCTTTAAATTCAAAGATCCTTACATACAAGAAATAACTGAAAACATCGGAGTCACCACGTACAAGACTAGCGTTTTCAATCTGTGTAGATACAAAAACACCCAGTTTGACCTCAGCTATGTAAATTTTGGTCAGATCAGAAATTATTTCTTCCACAAGGTCAATGCTACGAACCCTGGAGCAATACTGGAACTTTCATCTGATACTTCTTTCAGAAGCTTGTATCCATTGATCGGTGAGATTGCTATTGACAAGAGAGATAGATTCTATGCATTTGCTTCTGCATGGGACCCTGGATATTTTAGCACATATCTGACTAAGACTGAAAAGGTACTCATACCAGGGACTTTCTCATCTTTGGAAAAGAAGAGTTTCTTCGGTTCTAAATATCTTAAAGTTCCTCAGACCGTCATCTTAGACACCTTTGAACCTGGAGAATTCACTTCCAGCTACGGTCCTGAGAATTCCTTGATCATCTTCTTAGCTCTGCAAGAAAGATTCATAAGATATTTTAGACAGAACGTTTACGATGCTTTTGTCACTTATGTCAATCCGAAATTTACGAGCTTCTCTCATACTGATCTAAGCCAATTCATAGATTCTTACATCTTAAAGAATGTATTGCCTCTGTACAAAATCAACTTTGTTAATTTGTACACGAAAGAAACTGCTGGAGGTACTGACGATTTTACGTGGATGTCTCTCAACAATTCCGTAAAGAGCAACGGTGGCCTGAGTATCAATAAGAACTTCGGGATTCAAAATCAGAGAGCAGACAGCCTTAATTTCGAGACAATATATAGAAAGAAGCTAGGATACTCGATATCGGTAGGAGTCAGCATTAACCTAACAAAGAAATAACTAGATAGATGGCTATCACAATATACGAAATCATCGCATCGGATACCATCTCCCAGATGGCAGACAAGGTCAATTACAACTTTGACCAGCTGTTACAGAACGGAGGAGGTCCGGCTGGCCCGCAAGGACCGCAAGGCCCCTTTGGACCTACGGGCCCTCAAGGCGTCATCGGTCCTCAGGGTGTCAGAGGGACTAAATGGTTTGAAGGCGGTAGCTTTCCATCCACAGGATTAATTACAGGTGATCTCTTTTTGGAGAGTTCGGGTTTGGTTTATGAATACAACGGCAGCACTTGGGTGGCGACCGGCATAGACTTAACTGGAACAGGTACTATCTGGGATCAAATTGACGGCTCTTCTACTAGCATCAGTACTTCTCTACCTCTCTACAAATTTAGATATTTGAGGCCTAGTTCTGATTTAGCGACTGCTACTTCTGATCTTAGCAACGAACAGGCGGTTTTAATCGGAGGAGCTCCTTTCGGAGCTGCTGACGATCAAGGAATCGGAGGGACACCAGTTGACTACATTTCTGACATTTATGCCGATGATGTTAACACTGACAACGGTTCTCTTTTCGTGCATGCTCCAAAAGATCTTGGAGTAGGCAAAAACATTATTCTCTCCAGAGTACAGGGCGACGGCTCATCGACGTTCAACACTAACGTGGTGGCTGATATGAGTTACATTACTTTGGACGTAGCTGATGGGATAGAGATGATTTCTCAGAAAAGGGTCAACAATTCTTCGATCTTTAGTTCATATCCTAACGGCATAAACGTAAACTCTCTCGATTCAAGAGCATATTTAGGAGCAGGCCGTAACATTCTCATAGAGACTTACAATCCTATCACTAACTACAGCTCAGGAATCTTCGGAGCTGATAACAGCGTAGGTAATATCACTCTTTGGGCAAAACAATCAACTCTTTCAGGATACGCAGGAGCTGCCTTAACGTTGAAAAAAGGAACTAGTGGTTCTCTGGGAGATGCAATCATCGTTCTCGGTAACTCAGATCCTACTGCAGTACCTTTGGCCGGAGACGCATCTATTTACATAAAAAATGCGGGAACAAGTTCAGACATTTCTATCTTCTCAGGCAGATCAATAGTCACAACTTCTGGACGTAGTTTCGCAATCAATACGCCAGGTACTAACAACATCGGTTTGGATGTCAGAGGAGCAACTGCTTCTCAGCAATTGATTTCTATCAAGACCAATGCTTCAGCCGAGGTGTTCGGACTTTCTACTTCTGGTAGATTAACACAGGCTCTGGCATTCCCATCAACGGGTGTTCCTTCCAACGACCCTTATTCTCTAGACTATTACGAAGAAGGTTCTTGGACACCTAATCTGCAAGTTTTCAACGCAGGTTCTATCAGTGGAACATTCGGAACTAGCGGTACGAGCTTCTATTCAATAAAGAAAGCAAAATATACGAGGGTCGGCAATATGATTACTGTTGACGCAGTCTTCAATATCACGATACCTGGATCAGTTCCTTGTCCTGGATCTCCGGATTACTACCAGGCAGGCCTCATTGTCACAGGATTTCCTCATAGCCCTGACATTGAAAATTCATCAGTGGCTTCTTCAGCAGTAGGTACAGAATACGGAATGCCTTTCTATTCAGCAGGTGCTCACAATATATCGGGCAGTTGTTCTACAGTTCCTATCGCTGGAACTGTCAAGGCTTCTTTTTACTGTGCTAGTACTAGCGGAGTAGCTATGGCTTTCTACGTCAACGATGCCAACAACCCTGGATCTTTCTATAAGAGCATGAGAAGATTAAGCTTCATAGATTATCAAGGATCTACGGACGGCGTCCTCAATTTTAGCGCTTCTTACCTGGTCACTTCTGCACCGGCGGGTAATCCTTGCTCGGCTGCAACTGGAGGAACCAGCGGAACAGGCGGCACGGGAGGAACCAGCGGAACAGGAAACGGAACCGGCTTTAGCGTTCTTTCTCAGCTACAAGCTCCAGCTAGCCCTAACAGTTTGATAGTGGAATCCAGCTCTGATTTGATGACATGGACTCCTGTTTCTAACTTGACTAGATCTCTAGCCGGAACCAGCGTTTCAACGAGCACTGGATTGAACACTGCAGCTTACTACAGAGCAACGCTAACCAATAACACTTTTGGTACTTCTACCTATTTCCAAGGATTAACTTGGGCAATAACGAGCAGTGGAGTTACCAGCGTCGGTCCTATCAGTACGAGCTTCGTCTCTACAGCGGGATCAGGTAACACCGTGACATGGTACGCACCTTCACCTTGGTCAACAGGTGATCAATATATTTGGGAAGGCAGGTTGAATGCTCTTCCAACGTTTACTCAAACAAGCAATATCCCATATTCAGGTGTTTACAGAATTCAAACTTTTGAAATTGGAACTTATGTTCCAGCAGGAGCTGTCTACAGTATGTCGGTTTATAGTTACACTGTTTCTTATCCGGCCGCACCTGGAGATACTGCCGAAGATGTAGCATTAGGGTTGGTTGCAGTTATCAATGCAACAACAACTTTCGAATGGGATACTTATGGATCTGCTCCGATAGGAAACCCTTACTTCCCGCCTTCAGCTTATAGTTTGGGATCAGGCCAATTTGCGGTAGAACTAAACTTTGCAAACTCATTTTCATATAACGTATCAGTCTAAATAAAAATTACATGACATCAGAAGAAAAGAAAAAAGCGAGGGATTTTGTATATGCTTACAATTCCCTTTATGTTAAAATCGATTCAGCACAAAAGAGAATCGAAGACATCAAAAAAGAGATAGATTTTTTACAGAATGAAATGATGATGACTAGAGAAGATGAAAAAGCTTTCATCAACACTCTAAGACTCATTTACGGAACAGAGAAGATCAATGCAGATTATCTTCTTGAAGTCCTAAAAGAAGAAGTAGTATGACACAAAAAGTAAAACAAGCTTCTAGCGCAGTCTTAGACTTCGTTAAGAAGAATTACAAATTTTTAGGTTACGCAGCTCTCGGGCTTTTCGTCCTCTATTGGATAGTCTTTGTTTTGACGCCTAAAGTCGAAATGAGCGCAGAATCTAAACAAGCCATTGACTCTTTGAATGTTCACATTGAAGCAATTGAAGAAAATCAAAAAGAGCTGGATGTAAAAATAGAAGAATACGGAGAAGAGATAAATCAAGTCGATACCCGTATCACCGAGATAAAATCTCAAAAGACAACAATTAAAGAGATCTACCATGAAAAAATTAGTTCTGTTAATAGCTATAATGATTATCAGCTTGACAGCTTTTTCACAGTCCGCTACGGATACTACGAAAACCCCCGTTAAGTGTTTTCCGATTCCTGTAGTCAAACTGATCGTCAAAGATTTGTTGAGAGGCGATGAAGCTATTAAGACTTTAGAACTGACCGAGGTCCAATTGAAAGAGACAGAACTCAAAGTCTCTTTAAAAGACAGCATCATCACCACGATGAAACAGAAGGAAAGCAACTATCTGATGATCATTGATGCTGAAAGAGAGAAGTTCAAAATCCAAGAAGACTATTCTAAATCTTTGGAAAAAGCTTTAAGGAAAGAGAAAGTCAAAAATAAATTCACGAAGATCATTTCAGGCGGAGCTATGCTCGGTCTTGGATTTCTTCTTATCTCAAGATAAAACATGACAAGCTCAAGATTCATACCGATCTACGATGGCGCTCTGGTTGAATATGTCTATGCAGATCCAGCAGATCCGCTAACTTATTCCACAGGGACTCTTCCGATAGAGATCATGTCAGACGGTTACACTGACAACACTTTTCTGTTCAATCCACCTACTTATTCGGCTGTGACTGAAAACACCAGAAGTGTTTCAGCTGTTCCTATTGATGCTAACTATTCAACGTTTGCTTCACTGACAACGTCTAGAAGCATTTCTTACAATGACATAGATCCTGAGCTCACTCCAAACAGCCAAGTTCTACAGACATTCGTTCCGCAAGTAAGCGTAATCTACGACTCCATCAAAGTCCATTTTGCGGCAGGGTTCAATTTTGACAATTACGACGGATTGATCTTTCAGATAGGATATCAGAGAAGAGATTCTGTAAATTCTTTTCTCATGTCTAGAGTTTATCTCAAGAGCGATACTCCGACATTAAATCCTCGCCCTTTCATGATTGGCGAAAGACTCTATTCTACTTACATCGAGATCAAGATACCTGCTCTCAAATATCTGATAGACGGATTTTACGCAGCACCTAGCAACACCAATGGGCTAGGCTACAGATTGACTCAAGGAAAAGGCTTCATCAAGACTTCAACGATCAATATAACAGCATTTGGTATCTACAAAACTGTCAAAGAGCAAGGCTTCCCTGTCTATGACACTAGAACTCTAAATACTGTGGCTCTGCCTCAGACAGATCCTTTTAATCTCTTAGTAGCAGTGATAGAACAATCTTCATCAGGAGATTATTTTGAACTCTACGGAGAATATAATGGTCAGATCTTCGCAAATTTCATGGCAAGCCTTAATGCTCAACCTAATGGAAATTGGATCGCGATCCACCAGATAGATTTGAAAGAGCAGATAGGAACGAGATTCGTAACCACTGCTTCACAGATGATCACGCAGACAGACGACTATGATCTGCCTACGATCTACAGACCTGTAGTGATGAACTCATCAGTGGCAGTCAGTTTCACTATCGATTATATCTTGAGAATAGTAAACAGAGATTCTCAAGAACAGATCATCAGAAACGCAACAATAACTTCTAGGGACGTAGGAGTCTATGGTAGAAAACTATCTAAGATCTATCTCGGAAAAGTTCCTGAAGTCGTTAAAGTATACAATAAAGTAGTGGATGACAGTAAGACTCAGATAATAATCGGAGGTGACACTGTCAACGTCCAACAAAATACGACCGGCCAGGTGGCCAATTCTCCGGTTCAGACGCAAGTGGTGATCAACACTGTCTATAGAGACAGATCGACGGTCCTCGCTAGAATCTCACCGGTGACACTAACAGTAAATGAGAACATAGGTGGCTAACACAATTAGGACAGACAGTTTAACAGTAACTACCAACAAGGCTTACACTTTCTTGGTCCAACCGACGACGCCTAACACTTCGGAATTTTTACCTGGAGACGGAACTCTGGTGATACCTGATTTCGACAGCTATGTAATGTTCGATTTTTCACAAAGGCTTCCTGATAATTCTCTAGAAGAAACTGATCTCACAGGAGCCGGCCAAGTCTATCTCACTTTCATTGACGATCAAAGACAGGTGAAAGTTCCTTCTTTGCAAGACGTAGCTAATATCAATAAAGCTGTCGGTCAAGCAGTTTTTAAGATCACCAAAGATCAGAGCTCGGCCATATTTCAACTCACTAACAGATACTTCTTCGTATCTACTGCAGTCTCTGTCGGAGCAGCAGTGGTGAACGAAACGGTTTTATATGCTGGAGTTTGGCAGAAATCTAATGAACCTGAAAGAGTAACATATTCTCAGAGGCTTCAGATACTCAGAGCTAGTGCAGAATCTTCTCAAACGCAGGTGGATCTGTTGCAAAAAGAAGTGGACGAACTCAAAAAGAGAAAAGCTAATCTAACAGCAAGATCTGTTCAGTTAGACGTCATCATAGCAGATCTAAAAAATCAAATAGGCTTAGCCAGCGAAGAGATTACTCAGATTGAGTCTAAGATCGAGAAGGAGAAAGAAGCTCAAGCCGTCGAGGCTGAGGCTACAGCTGAAGCCGCGGCAGAACAGCAGAAGGCTCAAGAAGAACAGCAGGCTAAGAAGATGAAGAGGAGAAAAGCCAAGATCGTTGAGTCTAAACAGAAAGTCCCTTTCTTCAAGAAAGTCGGATCATTCTTTAAAAATCCTATCGGAGCAATTGCCTTTGTTCTTAATCCTATCGCAGGTCTAGCAGCTGCAGCTGCTAAGAAGAAATATCAAGTCAACTACACTCTGGAGCTTGAGGATACTAAAGAGAAAGTAACGGTAAGAAAGTTTGCTTGGATCTACGCTGATGCAAAAACTGCAAAGCTGGCTTTTGGAACGACGAAGTCTGCTAGCTACATAGATGATTCTTGGTTCACTATCAAAGACAGTGAAGGCGGCCGGCCTGCACCAGGAAAGGCAAATCTAATGGTTCTCGTTGATAAGAGATTGGATCAATTTGATGCCAAGGAACAGTTTAAGATCATGATCGGAACTGATCCGGTGAAAGAACCACCTGTCGAATACTCTTCGTCCAACCAAAGTGCAACAGCTTATTACCTAGGCGGAGGCGACAATTACTATTACAAATATGTGGTCTACGCTAGAGACGTAGATCCACAAACAAAAATAACCGATCTAATCGGAGAAGTAGAGCTTTAAGATGATAGACATATTATTGAGCCCTTTTGATAATTTCTTTCTCTTTACCATAGAGTCTCAGCTCAATGGAGTGAGAGTTGCTACTGATCTGTCAGTGTACAGAGAAGCATACCTCACTTTCAAAGATTCTGATACTTACGCAGTGAGAGTAAAGTCTTCTCCGCTTTTCGGACAGACTAGTGCTCAACAAGGAGAAGTCAATTTCATAGTTCTTTCTTACGATGCTCAACAGGCTAGAAAGATAAAGACGAAGAATTTTTTGATCTCAGTGATCAGAGATTATCCTGACGGAACATCTGACGAAACTGTCATCTTTACTGGAACTTGGGATCTATTTGAAAAGAGCGCAGAGAACGATTACAATGCTCTATCAATAGGCATCAATCAAACGGTACAGGCTAACACTTCTAAAATAGCATCTCTAGAAACTGAAAGAGCTTCTCTTTTGGCCGAGATCGAGTCTCTCGCATCTGCAGTGAATTCAAAAGAAGCCGAGAAAGTCTCTCTTGAAACGACTCTGAACGCTAATTTAGCTAAGCTCTCATCTTTGAAGACTAGCGGATTAACGAAAGAAGGTCTCATTCCTCCAGGCGAAAGTGCACCAAAAGACGTCATGGAAATGGAGAAAAAGGCGAATGTAGTAGTTCCGACTCCGGTGGAAGGAGTTCCAGCATCTGAGGCTGCGGCTAGAAGACGAAGAGGATTTGTTAGAAGAATAATTGAAGCATAATGTTACAGACAGCTAAGAGCAATCAATTCAGATTCAATTTTCCGAAGTCTTTCGTTCCAGCGGAGATCGCGGCCAAGTACTCTCGATACATGAACCGCATTCCTGGAAACATCATCAGCGAACCGATAGAGCTCCTGAACTATTCAGTTCAGTCTGTGACTATTCCCAGCTTTTCTTTTGATCCGGTTGAACAGGTCGATTTTCCAGGAACTAAGAGACAATACAGAAGTTCTTTACCGGTTACTGAACTCTTCGCCAAAGAGCTCACAGTCGGTATGCAGCTTTTTGACGGACACTTCAATTACTGGATGATGTACGAGATCTTCCAATACTATTATGACTTCAAAGAAAAGAGACCTTATCTGCCAGACGGATTCAGGCTTCAGATGATAGACGGTGAAGGCAACATACTCGTCACCATCTTCCTTGACAGGGTCCTCTTTCAGAGCATACCTGATCTCAACCTGAACTTCTCAACTAACTCACCAGAGTTCAAGACATTTGAGGTCACTTTCGTCTACAACAATCTCAGAGTCAACCTAGAATTTCAGTAAATATATAGACATTATGCAGACATTCAAAGAATTCATTGGAGAAAAAGAAGACTTTCAAGATTTGGAAGCTGTGATGAACGAATCTGTCGATCAGAACGCGATAGACGAGGCAGTAGCTGCTTTCATTAAGAAGGCCCAAGATGAAGGTTATACTTTAGAACAATTAGAACGAGAGCTCACTAACGAGGGTTTCATCGGTTCTATTCTCGGTGGACTAACTGGATTTGCTCTAGGGCAGGGAGTCGGCAAAATTGTGGCGAACGCATTAGGAGTTGAAAAGGGTCTTTTATTCGATCTCTTTACCAGCCGATTAGTCGGAGCAGCCATTGGATTTCACTTAGGAAAAAGAATTTAATTTTATGAAAAACATTTTAACACTCGAGGACTTCTCTAATGAGCCTAAATTAGATGAAGCTTCTGTTCAAATTGCAGGTCGCGACAAACCGTCTGGCGCAAAAGTACTCGCTATGGTCATCGTAGATGATCTCGTCAAAAAGAAGTATCTGAATCCTTTTGTCAGAAATATCTTAATTGATGATGTGCAGAAAATCATCATGGACAGCACATTCTAAATCACATATATGAAGCAAATACTATTTACATTAGCAGCTGCTCTATTACTGGCCAGCTGCAACACTGAATCTACAACGGTACAAGCTCCTGAAAAAAGCGTACTCAGAATTCACGAAGGCAAATTTGCATTTTGTGGAGCATCTGCAGCAGTACCGACTGGTAAAACAATCATCGTACAAGGGAAAGAATTCCAAGAAGGCTGCGCCATCTGTCCTGTTCTTGACGGCCCTTCTATTGCAAACTTAGCAATGAACGGCAGTGGTGGAACATGGGGAGATTTCAACGTGGAAGACAACTTCCAGACTCCTGATGGAACAGACAAGACAGTCTGGTCTTTCTTCTGGTACTATGATTCAACTACTCTCATTCCTCAATTCAATCCTGAATCTAAAGAATGGGAAATGATGCACCCAGTAAATCGATCTTTCATCATTGACATGAGCAAACCTGAAACGAGCGAAAGCAACATGTTTGCGATGCCAGGTGTCATTTTTGATACAACTTCGACAGGCATTGTTCTTGCTAAAGTATACGGTCCTCTAAATGAAGATGCAGTACCTTTACGCATTGCAATTCCGGTAAAGAACGGAGAAACATCAGTAACTGCCGCTAAGGAGGGATCTCCTTATCCAGTAGGCACACCAATTCCAGTAGGAGCAACAAAGAAGAAATAAAATGAAACACATTCAATTATTCGAAGACTTTACTTCATCGAAATCTAATGAAGCATCCAGTGGAGCTCCAGAGCCATTGAAGTTAAAGGATATTAAAATCAATAATAAGAATCATCTTACCTATAATTTAGAGATCGGTTATTTTATCGGAGATGAGCTTGTTATGAGTTATTTAACAACCGGATCACAGAAAGAAGCGCAAGAGCTAAAAAATAAAGTTGAAAAAGCATTCAAAGATGGAAAAATAATTTCTCCGTCGGGTATTGGCTATTATGCATTTAACGAAGCTGAACTCAACGAAGGCGTAGTTTCTATCAAAGGCGGAAGAATTCTTGCTCACAAAGTCCTGAACAAGCTTGTTGACATGGAAGTCATCCCGGTAAAGAAAAAAACTGAAGATCTCGTAGAAGCAATTGCTTCACTTCTCGCTTCAGCTTCTATGAATGAAGCTTACGACTTTATCAAGAAAACACCTTTTTCAACTTTAGCAAACTTGGCTGAATTATCGCAAAAATTCAATCTTCGCAAATTTTGGCAAAAAAAGGATACGTTCAGAGGCTTTGACATGAAGATGCTGCTTCCAGCCCTCAATTCATCTCTGATGAAGAACAAAATCGGACTTCAGTTCAACCCTGAGCATGATGTCATGCTCTCGGCCGATCTTAATCCATACATCGGACTACACATTGTTCAGAAATCTGTAGGCGTAACTCTGGAAATAGGAAAGCCGACAAACCCAGCATACAAAAAATCTGACGCTATTGGCGGAGATACCTACGAGGAGATTGCTGACATCATAGCCAAAATCCTCAAAGACAACAGCGGAGTGGTTGCAGATCTCCAAAAAATAGAAAAACACCCGTTCCAGCAGAACGAAGCTATCGACGTCAAATACTGGACAGATTATAACACAGATACTTCTGGACAGAGCGATCCTGAATTTGCTATCAAGTCAAAAGATTTTGAGGCCACTTTCAAAGAAGCCGTAAAAGACTGGAACGATAGAGGAGAAGATCCAATATCAATGGGAGAAGCTGAAAAGGTCAAAAAGATCGCAAAAGAATTCTTCAATAAAGCAGGATGGATCTCAGTTAACATTACACACGCAATGATTGCACAAGAATCTTAATCACCTTTAACACTCTATATTTTGCACATAGGCATAGATTTTTCAATTAACAGTCCGGCTATCTGTCTCAGAGAGTCGGACTCTTTACAATTTGTAGCTTTCTACAATGAAGAGGGCAAGAACTTCAAGAAGGGAAACCCTAGAGACTTCCTAGTTCACCACGAGATCTCAGCTCTCTCAGGAGTCTCAGTCCATAAATTCAAGCGGAGGAAGAAGCACGATAACTATTCTATCGATCAGGCTCAGAAGATTGAAGATGGCCACTCTCTCGCAGTCCTCATTGAGTCTCAGATTCCAGAAGGAGCTCCGGTCGGGCTTGAAGGCTACAGCTACGGATCTAAAGGGAACTCTTTCATCGATCTCATCGCATTCAACTCAGTTCTCAGAAACAGACTTTGGTTAGAGGGTCACAGTGTCACTGTCTACACGCCCTCACAGGTAAAGACTCGAGCAGGGAAAGGGAACTTGAACAAGCAGGGAATGTTCTCAGCTTTCGTCGAGAACCGTTCGGAGGATCCGCTGCTAGCGGGTTCTGAATTTTGGAAGTGGTGTGCTGAGAGGCGAGATCTTGCTCAGGGAGAGATACCGAAGCCGATAGACGATCTTGTAGATGCTTACTGGATCTCTAGACTTCTTAGCAGCTCTGCGCTCTAAGAGTCTTTTTCACCAACGGCTCCAGTACCCTTTATATAGTGCTGCGCAGCTTTGTTTCAAAAACGATCACGTTTATCAAACTTTTTTTTCATGATAAAAAAATCAGAAAAGTTGAAACTTGACTCAGATTCTCAATATATAGATTAAGTAAGTAATTAAAATGGCAATCAACTGGCAAAGAGCGGCAACCCGGGAAATCCAATCTAAATCAGAGAACGGCATTTTGGCGGCTTACGTAATCAATAACTTAAACAAAAGGCAATTAAAATGGCAAAGGAATTTGACATCTTCAACCTCAGCGTCGATGATATCGATAGCTATCAGAGGACAGAAAGTAAAGGCTCAGATCTTTACAAACCCACCGCAGATCAAGGCAAAGACGGCGTCTACACATCCTTGATTAGATTCGTACCGAATCCTAAAAACCCTCAAAAATCAATTGTTCGTAAATTTGTCTATTGGCTGGAAGACGGCGAAGGCAAAGGTGCTTACTATGATTCTCCTTCGACAATCGGCGAAAAATGTCCAGTACAAGATCTATTTTTCAAATTGAGAAATAGTGAATCTGCAGTGGATAAGAAAATGGCTGAAAAATTGAAGAGAAGAGAGATCTACTATTCTCTGGTTCAGATCATTAAAGATCCTCAGAACCCAGACATGGAAGGATCTGTAAAAGTATTTAAGTACGGCTACCAGATCAAACAAAAGATCGATGAGGAACTCAATCCACAATTTGATGAGCCTTGCCAAGTATTCGATCTCTTCGAAGGTAAAAACTTTGAATTGAAAGTTACAAAGAGCGCAGGCTACAATAGCTTCACTGCTTCTAAATTCCAAGGTAAAAGAACAGCACTCACCATCGATGGCAGTGCAATGGGTAACACCGGAGATGATAGAAAGAAGATCATGGAATATCTTAAAGAAGTTCCTGAATTAGATTCTTTCGATTTCAAACCTTGGGATGACTCAACTCGTTCATCTATCGAAAGAATCTTAGACAACTATCGCTCTCCTGGATCGGCCATCGGTAAGGTGGTCTCCAAGAAAGAAGAGAGTTACTCTTCTCTCGATGATTTCAACTTCGATAATGAGCCAGCTCCTAAAAAAGAACCAGCTAAACCAAAGCAGGTCGAAGAAGAAACGAGCTCGGATGACGGTGATGATCTCAATGATTTCTTAAAAGGTTTAGATCTCTAATCAATGCAATTAACTGACAACTTAAAGTCAGAGATTGCCGATAGAGTCCAAGCGATTCTTCTCAGAACTCACAGACTTTCCGACAGGTCTCGCTTGAAACAGATGCATCAAAGACTGAACTTCGCATGTCCATATTGCGGAGATTCAGTCGATGATGAAAGAAAAAAGAGGGGCAATCTCTATTGGGAGAGCCTCTCTTTTCACTGTTTTAACTGTGGAAAACACAGAGACGTAGATTCTTTTCTTAGAGACTTTGAGGAAGGCTTCGAAGGAGAACAGAGGATTGAGCTCGTAAAACTCGTAAGAGAGAAGAAGAAATACGAGGTCTCCAACATGATCAAGTTTGACCTCTTTCTAGAGATTGATAACTTATCAATACCTCGAGATGAACTATATCGATCTCTGAACGTCTATCCCATTAATGATAGAACTCGCAGAGCATACGCATATCTCAGAAGCCGACTTCTTACCGGCAACCTCGATCGATTCGGCTTTGATCCGAGAAAGAACCTCCTCTACGTCTTTAATCCTGATACTTCCGGTGATAGAGTCATCGGCTACCAAGTAAGGAACCTCGGTGATGGCGATGCTAAATATCTCAGCTACAATCTGGAGAGGATGTATAAGAGGCTGAACAAGACTCTAGAGATTCCTCCTGAAAAAATGGATGCTCTGAACAAGATCTCAATGTTGTTTGGTATCCTCCATCTCGATTTTGCAAGAGACTTTACCGTCTTTGAAGGGCCCATAGATGCAATGTTCATGAAGAACTCAATCGGCCTCACAGGAGTCAGAAAGAACGTCGAAGATTTTGATGAGCTAGATTCAGTAAGATACTTCTTTGATAATGATAGAGAAGGTAAAAGAAAGATCATTGAAAAGATGAAGATGGGCAAGAAAGGCTTTCTCTGGCAGAAATACATATCAGATAACAGGTTGACTCGTCATAGGATCAAAGATCTCAACGACTTGGTCAAGGTCTGCTACCGAGAAGAAAACAAACAGGCTTTGAACACTATAAACTTATATTTTAGTGATAACCCTAGAGACATCATCTATGTATAAAGAAAGAGAAGTGATGGAAGAACTCGATAAATTTTTTGAAGACGATGAAAAGAGCAAGAAGAAGTATAAGATGCTTCTCAGATTTGCCGCTGCTTCTACTTATGGAGGCAAAGGCTTCTCTCTTCCTCCGATAGAAAAGAAGAAAGTAAAAAAGAAAGTGGTGAGAATTCACCGTAAAGAAAAAGACAACGATAACATCTTCTGATGAGCGAAAAAGTAATAGAAGACAAAATACAAGAGCTTGATGACAAGCTAATTAGCGACAGAGAAAAATGGAGCAAGAGGATCTTGGAGATGATCCAAGGTCTAAAGCAGATGGATCAGCTGGTAGATTCTCAAGTCAACATGCTCTCCTACAGACACATGTTGGTCGATCACATCACTGAGATCCAAGCTCTCATCTATAAGAAGAAATCAATCTACGAAAACAAGTACAAAGAAAAGTACATCGAATATAGCACAACCGGAAATTTGAAGTTGAACGGAGGAGAGAAAGACAGGTTCGTAAAATCTGATCTATCAGCTATCCAACGTCAAATATCCCTGTTAGAGTCACACCTCGATTTCTATCGAGAATGTATCAGAACTCTAGACAACTCGGCCTTTGCAATTAGAAATAGAATAAAACTCGCAGAGGACGATTTCTAAAAAATAAAGAACAATGGAGATTAGACTATCAGAAGATAAAAAATTTCTAATCATTGATGAATGCACTGAACTCGAATATGAGCAGATGCGTCTCTCTCTGACCAAAAGAATTGAGGGCTGGAGGTTCCACCCGCTGGTCAAAAAACGTCTCTGGGACGGCTACATTTCTTACATTAAGGGAAATAAGATCCCATCAGGACTCTGGAAAGAAGTCATGGAGATCGGTCAAGAATACAATTTCGAGATCAAGGTGCAAGGTGTGAAGAAGATCTTCGACGAGGAGATCAAAGAAGAAGATTTCACCAAATGGGCTACCGATTTCTTCGCCAAGCACCCTAAGTTCCAACCGAGAGACTATCAGATCCAAGCAGCTTTCAGAATCTTAAAATATCGTAGATGCTTGGCTGAATTAGCCACATCAGCAGGTAAGACCCTGATCAGTTTTATGGTCGTGGCCTATCTGCTAGAAGTCCTCAAAAAGAAGCGGATCCTTTTTATCGTACCTAACGTCTCTCTGGTCATCCAGGCCACAGAAGATTTCGATGAATACAACCTCAAAGATAGAATTCCTCTGAAGGTCCAGCAGATCTACGCAGGAGCCAAGATCAAGAAGAGCTCTAACATCGTGGTCGGGACTTACCAATCGCTGGTGAAGAAGCCCGCAGATTATTTTGCTGAATTTGATGTGGTGATGGTCGATGAGACTCATAAAGCCAAGTCTCTTTCCATCAGGACTATCCTCGATCAGTGTTGGCACTGCGATTACAGGTTCGGTTTGTCAGGAACTATTCCCAAGAAAGGGACTATTGATAGACTTACTCTCATGGCCTGCACCGGACCTCTGATCACCAACGTCAGCGCTTCTTTCCTTCAAGAACAGGGCCACGTCTCTCCTTGTAAAGTGATGATCATTGAAATGGATTATGCTTCAGAGGAGCAGAAAGAGAGCTTCTATTTTCTATCTCGAACCCCCGAAGATCGAAAGAACCTCTTCAATCTAGAACAGAACTTCGTAATATCTTCCGAGAAGAGGAGAAAGTTCATTCTCGATGTCATAGCCAAGACCAATCATAATAGCTTGGTCCTCTTCTACAGAATTGAACAGGGAGAGGCTCTTTACAACTCTCTGCGGCAGATTCCTGGAAAGGAAGTCTATTATGTCGATGGAGGCACTGATAAAGACTATCGAGAAGTCTATAAGAAAAAGATGGAGAACAAAGACAACGTGATCCTCGTGGCTAGTTACGGTACCTTTTCGACCGGTATTTCGGTCAAGAGGATCCACAATATCTTCCTCACGGAGAGCTTTAAGTCTGAAGTCATCATCAGACAATCAATCGGTCGTGGTCTTAGAAAACATGAGAGCAAGAACATGCTAAACATCGTGGATTTCGTAGATGACATGAGATACACCGCAGACAGCAGGGTCTATAAGAATTACCTTTATCGCCACGGTGAGGCCCGTAGAGACATCTATCTAGAACAGAAGTTCCCGTATACGATTAAGAACGTAAAATTCTAAAGATATATAGAACAAATTGTCCAAAAATTAAAAAAACAGACATGCAACCAATTCAAAAATTTACAGACTTTCAAACTAAGAAAGCTGAGTCTACACAAGCGATCAAAGAAGCTGATCTTCAAAAAGAATACGGCGAAGTTTTTATGTCACTCCTTAAAAAATACGGAGTGAGTTCTCCAGGTGAACTCGATGACGATAAGAAGAAAGAGTTCTTCAATGAGATCGGAGACTTCTATAAGAAAGGCGAAGGCCAGACTGCTAAAGGCGAAGAGCTCGTTGACAAAGAAGGCGGAGATGCTCCAGTAAAAGAAGAGGAAGGCGAAGCCGAAGAGGAGAAAGAAGAAGAGGAAATCATCGACGATGTCGCTTCTAACGAAAGCAAAGAAAAAGAAAAAGGCGCTGAAGAAATCGAAGAAGACGAAGCCGAAGACATCGAGAAAGAAAAAGTAAAACAAGGCGAACCTGAAAAAGCTGAAGGTGACGTAGAAAAACAACCGGAAGAAGTAACTCCTGCTGCAGATGCTAAAGAAGATCCAGAAGCTGGTAAAGCTGCAGAACTTGTACCGGATGAGGACACTGCTAAGGAAATTGAGAAAAAGAAAGTAGAAGACGGTAAGCCTGAGAAAGCGGTTATGGACTTCGATTCTTTTGTGAAGAAGATGTCTGTTAATGAAGGCAACGTTAATGAGGGATATTATTCTTCATCTGACATTAAGAAATTAAAAGATTTTGCAGAAGACATGTCTAGAGAAATCATCGACGATTACCAAGACAATCGTAAATTTGACGAAGATGAATTTACCCCTGAAGCACTTTTTGATTACATATCAGAATGGGGAGAAATGAATGGTATGAAAGCAAAGGAAGTTATAGACGAATTTAGATGGCAAGAAATGACAGATGAATTAGGGCTACCTCGCTCATACTAAACTAAAATAAAATCAGAACAGTGAAGCACGTAAAATTATTCGAACAGTTCATAGACCTTAGAATTAATGAGGCTATGAAAGTAAATCCTACCGGAGATCGTTTTGGCTCTTATGATTTGGAGGCAGCGGGTGTAGAAGTGCCTAATTTTCGCATAGATTTAACAAGTCTTAGGAATCGGAGATTAGAGATCATCGAAAAGTTCCGTAACATAACTTCTCTTCGAAAAGCTTTGATAGTTGATCCGACCCTTTCAATCGACAAGAAAAAGATCGAAAAAGATCTTGAAAATGCAGTAAAAGCCTTTAATGCTGATTCTAAAAAAGCTTACCAAGAATTTGAAAAAGTTCTCAAAGCAGTAAAATTTCCGGATGATGCAAAATTTACAGTAGAATTTGAGGTAGATCCTAAAGGAGAGTTTTTTCCATCATATTCTGAAGCATTCATGGATTTTGATCAAAAAGATCCTGTGAAACTTTTCATGGCGTGGATCAAACCTACCTACTATTATCTTGCGCCGAGAAAGAGAAATGAACAGAGATGGCGCACAGCATCGAGTTGGGCAGGCATGATTGAGGGTCGAATTGATCCAGGATTTTTAAAAACTGCTGTTGTTCCGCCTATTCTTGATAGAGATTTTATTCTAATGAATTTTCTCAATTCAAGTAATACTCTCGATCGATAGAGTTGAAACTTTTAATTTACATAAATCTATAAAGGGAGGGGCTAAAGCTTCTCCCTTTTTTATATGCTAAACAAGGATCTTAACAAGAGAAAACTCAAATACGAATTTCTAAGAGACGGTTCTGTCATCATCGATAATTTTCTCGTACCTGAACAAGCTGATAGAATCTTCAACCACTTCAACGAGGGAATGCCCCAATGGTGGTGGTCAGTGAGCACTCGACCCTCTCCTGACGGAGAGAATAAAATGCATAACTGCTACTATTCCGAAGACAACGCTGATCTCATTGCTGAGAAAGAATCTGCAGCTCGTAAGGCTTTTGCAAATTCTCAATTCTCTTACATTTTTCGAAGAACTCTCAACGATCACGTTGAAGGCTGTAACTGTGTAGAGTGTGAGCTTAGGAGCTACTTAGCTACTTCGGAAGTCCACCAATTCATTACTCAGATCACTGACATTCCAGTCTCCAGCAGCAACGAGCTTTTCGCTTCTTGGTATAGCATCGGAGACTTCCTTTCGACTCACAGCGATGGTCCTAACGGCCAGATGGGCTTTGTCTATAACATTTCTCGAGGCTGGCGTCCGGAATGGGGAGGAATGCTTCATTTTCTAAAGCAGGGAGATCCTAACGGTGTAGAAAAAGTCATCTCTCCTCGATACAATTCTCTGATACTTTTCGATCTCTCAACATCTGCGGGCACTGATCACTTCGTCTCTCATGTGAATGCACCTTCTTACGCTAAAAGGCTTTCATTCACTGGCTGGTTCAGCTAAAACAGTTTCTAAAGTGGATCTTTTTTACTAGATTTGTCTATGATGCTTCAGGAGATATATCTGCACGATCCGTGGAAAATGCTAGTAGGATGTATCCTTTTGAACCAGACGACGAGAACCCAGGTCGACAGCGTAAGAGAAGATCTCTTTTCTTTCTGGCCTGATCCCATAGAAATGGCTTCAGCCGATCCAGAAGAGATCGCTAGAGTAATAAAACCTCTAGGGCTCTATAACAGGAGAGCTCGTACTCTTATTAAATTCAGTCGAGAATGGACAGAGAAAGATTGGAAAGAACCCATAGAGCTCCACGGCATCGGCCAATACGCTCAAGACTCTTGGGAGATCTTTCAGAAGAACAATTACGAGATCCAGCCTACTGACAAAGAACTCATCGGCTATCTGAGGAGCTTGAATAAATAAAAGATATGATAGGGAACATACCAGAGCTCGACAAGCTTTACCGAGAAAGAGGCCAGACTTTTCTACAGGACCTCTTCGATTCTTATGTGATAGTCTCTGAGAAGATCAACGCCTCAGACTTCTATGTCATGAGAGAAGGTTCTTCTCTGTGTTATTTTAAGAAAGGTGAAGAAAAGATCAATCTCATCGATCGTACTCTTGCCCTCTTTTACGAGAAAGGCATCAAACACTTCGAAGATCTTCCGATGGACGTGAAGCTCAAAATGCCTGAAGACTGGCTCTTCGGCTTCGACTATTTTCCTGGTGAGACTTCCATCTATGGCAAAGTTCCTCCATCAGGTTTGATCCTCAGCAGGATCATGATCAAGAATCCTCAAAATACGAGAACTCTAAAGACAGTGGAAGATCCACGAGTACTCTCTGACTGGGCTCATCGCTTAGGAGTCTCTGAGAATCCTCCGCTCTTCGCTGGAAAATTAGACGATGAAAGAAAGAAAAAGATCCTTGAATTTCTAGCGGTTCCTAAAGACGAGCTGGAGGAAATAATCGGTACCGATTCTTTTTTCAGATACCTCTTCAGCATATTAGATCCCAAAGGCTATTACACATATCGTCCTCTTCTGGCCGGTGATGATGAGACAGTCTTCGATTCTCTCATCTTCAAGTTCGTAAAGCCTGGTGGAGAATCAATAGTCACTGCCAAGATAGTCGACCCCTACATGAAGTCTCTCTACAAAAAAGAGGCGAGCAAACGTAGATCCACCGATTCAGTATCGATACTCCTCTTAGACTTGTTAGAGTTTTTAGAGACTCACGGCATCAAGTCTGAAATGGCTCTAGGAGAATTTCCAGACGAAAAGTATCTCACTCTCGTCTGCTCCATCTACAACGATTACATGGAGAAGAGAGAATCAGACCTACAAGGTTTGAATTTCGAGACTCGGGATTTTGCCAAGAATGCTGAACATTCTCTGAACGTAGAGATGATTCCAAACGAAAAGACTCGAGAGATCATCGAAAAATCTGGTAACAACGAAAAGATTTTCCAGATCTTCCTCAACTGTCTTAGGAAGAAGAGAGACCCCGAGAGATCTAACGATGTTCTCACACCGCTGGTCATCCAAGACCTTAACAAGTTGATAAATAAGATCAAGGAGATCACTCATCAAAAAGAAGCTTCAGGGTTTAAGACTTTCGGAGACTATCTGAACGATAAGCGTGTCATGGAAGGCATTTTCATCGAAGAAGTCGATAAGTCTCTCATATCAGAAGAAATAAAAATAGAGCTTAAATGAACGCTCAGGAAATAAAAGCAGCTGTAGACGCTGGCAAAAAGGTCTACTGGAGCAACAAAGGTTACCAAGTAGTCAAGGCGAAAGGCGATTACATGATCAAAGCAGCTAACGGCCACATGATCGGTCTCACCTGGGAAGACGGGAAGACTCTCAACGGTAAAGAAGCAGACTTCTTCGTAGGCGAGAGCAATTCACCAATGAATCTAAAAACACATAGCATAATGAAGCACTTAAAACTCTTCGAACAGTTCATCAATGAAGCCAAGAAATTTCCAGACGCCTTCTCGGTGTTAGATTTTTTCGGCGGCGCATTACCGAACGATTATAATAAAGCTCATGCGGCTGCCAAGAAAGCTGGATATGATCTACCAACTTCTCTATACGATGAAGCTGCCCACATGGCTCAAGACGGAGAAAATGAAAATCTCCACGAAGGCCGCATCGCCCTCAACCACGTTTATGCTAACGCTCCAGTTCGTAATAAGGTTCTCGAAATCTTAAGAAACGGCAGAGTCGCAGAACAGGATTTCATGGATGCAGTCTCTAAGGCTGGAGCTCCTACGAAGTGGATCAGCCGTAACTCTCACTTTTTCAAAGTTGAAGAAGAGGACGGTATAAAATACTATTCTTTGACTAAGAGCGGCCATGTGATCATGAGCGCCCTCAACGAATCCGAAGTTCTTGAAATTTACGAAGAATTCGGCTTAGAAGAAAACCTCATCGTCGATCCACTCGATCTCACTAAAGACTTTTTCTATGTGAGCATCAACGGTAAAGTCTACGGCTACCAGGCTAAGCCAGGTGGGAACATTGAAGACGTGGCCACTACTTTCAAGAAGATGCTCAAGTATTCAGCTGGCAAAGCTCTAGCATGGTTAAAGAAGAACACTGAACTTGCACTAGGCGCAGGCGGTTCTGGTCCTCTTCGTGAAAAGAACGATGAAAAATATATTGCATACATAGACGATAGAAGAAAACCGGGAGGATCTGATAAAGAAATTAAAAAAGACTATAATTTAGATGTTGAAGATAGAACTTCATCAGGTTTTTCTATCGTAGGATCTAAAGAAGACATTGAAGCTTTTGTCGAAGATTACAGCATCATTTTAGATGATGAAATTCAAGTTAAAAGATAACAAAAAGCAAAGATGCCAGCACGTTCAATAGCACAACAACGGCTCATGGCTCAAGCTTATGCTCTTAAAAAGGGTGATCTTGATCCATCTGATATCAATCCCCAGTACAGAGACGAGATAGAAGATCTCTCTCAGGGAATGACCCAGAAGCAGCTGAAAGATTTTGCAGCCACAAAACACAAAGGCTTGCCTAACAAAGTAAAGAAGAAGGACGAGTCGATGGCTACTCCATCTAATGTCAATGGAATGGGAGCTGTCTCTTTTTCAGGAGATCCAGGAGATCTCACGTCATTTCCTACTCAAAGAACAGGATCCGGAGACGTACCGGCTTCTCGCAAAAGATTAAAAACAAAGAAAGATATGAAAATAGTAAAGATGTTTGAAGAATTCGTCTTTGAAGCTTTCATCGATGATCCAGGAGTTAAAGCAAGCATCGCTGAATTCTACGATCTCCAGAATGAGATTAAGAGAATGGAAGCCGAGCTTGAAGAAAAGAAGCTCGCATTCAAGCAGTTCGAAGGAGAAGTCAAGCCGATGCTTGATGGAATGAAAGAAGTCGGCGATAAGTTGGCTGAGACTGAAGGGTTCGTGATCAAGGTCTCCCGCTTCGGTGGAGAGAGAAAAGATGCATCCTACAAGACTGCTTTTGAAAACGCTCTCGGTAAAGTAAATGCGGCAACTCGTAGAGTTCTTGAAGAGGCTCTCGAAGCAAGCAAAAAAGTCACTCAGGTAAAGCACAGCTTCTCCATCGATAAAGTGGTTGTAGCAGAAGCTTCAATCTTTGACAAGATCAAGAATGCCATCAAGGGAGCGATCAACAAGCTTCTCGGAGTCTTCAAGAAAGAATCGAAGACTATCGATGATGCTAACAAAGATCTCAAGAAACTCGTATAAATAACATGCTAACAAAACAAAAAATATGAAATACGTAAAACTTTACGAAGACTTCATCGTTTCTCTCTCTTCTGAACGTATAATTGAGAATAAGGGAACAATGAAAGTATATGAGGCTGGCAATTTTCTCTTCGATAACAAAAATGCTGCCCAAAAATATATTGATCTCTTGAAGAAATTAACGTTTGAATATAATACAGGAAATAGTAGACTTTATTCTAGGGGGCCGATTGACGATGCGTTTAATGTAGAAGAGCTTACGATTAATGCAGATTCAATTCAAGAAGGGCTTGATAGCGCAAGAGTTGATGAAAATTACTATAGAGACTTACAAAAGAGAATCGCCAACACACCTTCTCCAGTTCCTGCAGACATTTTAGCCGAAGCAGAAAACATACTTGCGCCATTCATAAAACATTTTTCTGTTGAAGCTGACTTCAAATTCGCAGGTACAAATTCTAAGGCACCTTCGCTTCGATTAGCGCTTTACGAGAATTATCCTAATTCAGATTACAGAGAATATGCAATGCCTGGTAGGTTTTTGAATGAGAAAGACGCTAAACAAGCTTTAAACTTCGCTATGAAAAATGCAATTGCGTATCCTTTAGATAAAGACCCCTTCGGGCAAACTCACTTTTCTCTTGATAAATTATCGCCTCGTACCTCACGCTCGAAATTCGAAATGCTCGATCATGAACAATTACTTGATCTAGCAAAATCTAGCAGATCGAAAAGCGTGATAGATGCAGTTGAGGAATTCATCTCTTTTCGAAAGTCTCTTGAGGGTTGGCGTTGATTTCAATCACCACCTGCTTGTCGAGATACCAGCAAGGTTTTCGCGCTAGGACGGAGAGATCCCTGAGACGTGTTGGAATTGTGAATACAAAAGAGGACCTTAAAAAGTCCTCTTTTTCTTTGAAACACTTTTCTTTCGTGCACTATAATCTAAGCAAAAGAAAGAAATATGGCAAACATTGACAACAGCTGTTCTCAATTAGAGATCGAAAATTTGCACAGTTCCTCTAAGGACACACTCGGAGACATCCTCAACACTCAGGCGTACACTCAGAAAGAGATTTACGGGTGGGATTTTGAGAACATGACTCTTAGAGATCTTATGGGATTCTGGCACATGAACAACCACGCTCTCCTTGATGAGATTCACGAAGCTACAGACGCTCTCGGTGGCATTAAAGACGGTAACGGAAGCGCTATCTGGAAAAGGTGGAAGAAGGCTTACTCAACTTATTCAGACATTAAGTTCTCAGATCTTTCAGAGAATGATCAATTAGAATGTAAGTTCGAGATTATAGACATCTTGCATTTTTTCATGAACATGGCCGTATCAGTAGGAATGACACCCCAAGAAATGTACAACATGTATATGAGCAAGAACAAAGAGAACATCGATCGCCAAAAAAGAGGCTACTGATGAGAAACTATTTAGAGATGAGAGATAAAATAAAGATATGCTGCTTGATGTACAACAGAGAGGGACGAACCTTACAATTTCATATTACGACAAAGAAGGCAACACTAACTACAAACAGTATAAAGTAAGCCAAGTCGCCAACTGGGAAGTCTGTGAAGAAAGAGACAAGAACAAATCAGATAAATTCAGAAACTGGGACGGCCGACCAGTCAAAAGAACGGCTTCAAAATCACTAGACAAATACTCTCTCATCCAATTCATCGATGAGCTATCCTTTGAGGAAACTGAAGAGATATTTGGTTACAACTTACCAAAGACCTATTTTGTAGATATCGAGGTTGAAGTCAAGGACGGCTTCCCTGAAGCCGATAGAGCAGATACACCGGTCACTACCATAGCAATAGTTACACCAAACGCACAAGCGATTGTTTTGGCTACTGGAGATCTTCCCCAAGATCAACAACAGAAGATTCAAAATGATGTCGATGACTATTTCAAAGACACAAATACGAGATTTAGTTTTGTCTATAAGAAATTTGATTCAGAATACGATCTTCTCTATACATTCTTCAAATCTTTCGTTTCAAAGTTTCCAATGATCACAGGTTGGAACTTCATTAACTTTGACTGGAAATATCTTGTCAATCGAGCTTCCAAGCTAGCAATAGATCCAGCAATATCAAGCCCAGTCGGAGAACTCTGGGGAAAGGAAAATCTCCCTCTTCACGTAGGAATGATGGACTACTTGGAACTCTATCGAAAATGGGATCGTTCAGATTTTATCAAAGAAAACTTTACTCTCGATTCTACAGCCGAAGCAGTAGTTGGATTGAAAAAAATCAAGTATAGCGGTACCATCCAAGATTTGTACGAAAAAGAATATACAAAATACGTCTATTACAACGTGGTAGATACCTGTCTCGTATATCTCATCCATCAGAAATTGAGAACGATGGATATTGCATTGACTATTGCTACTATGTGTAGGATTGGAATTTACAAAGCAGCTTCACCGGTCGCAATTACTGAATCGATGCTCTGCCGAAAATTCTTAGCTCAGAATAAAGTAATGGCCAGAAACTTCGTTGAAGATTCAAGAAAAGACACACAATATACTGGAGCCTATGTAAAAGCTCCTGTCGTAGGAATGCACAGAGCAGTTGCCTGCTTTGACTTTGCTTCTCTATATCCATCGATCATGAGGCAGATCAATATCAGCCCTGAATCTTTCATCAAGAAGATCGATCCTGTCGAAGCTCTGAAAGAAAAATCTCCTGATAAGATCGTATCGGTAACAGGTGCCATCTATAAGAAGGATGATTCTATTCTCAAGAACATCTTGACAGAGCTCTACACAAATCGAAAGGTCTACAAAGGAGAATCTAAGAAGTATCAAGTCGAAGCTGAAAAATTAAGAGAAGAAATTAAGAACATAAAAAACGAGCTATGATTTCTACTTCCGCGAGGGGCATCCCAAAAATATATAGAACAACTAAGCAGATATGTGACAACACGTATCAAAGACTAGTTCCGTCCTCTTCGAAAGATGGAGGATTTTTTTATCACGTAAAAACAATAAATCGACTATAAAATGGAGAAAATTCTGATTGAAGAACCTAATCGTTTCGTGCTTTTCCCAATAAAGCACCACGATATCTGGCAAATGTACAAGACACACCAAGCTGCTTTCTGGACCGCTGAAGAGATTGATCTAGCTCAAGATCTTACTGATTGGAGAGAAAAGTTAAATGCAGACGAGCAGCATTTCATTAAACACGTCCTTGCATTCTTTGCTGCATCTGACGGTATCGTTAATGAAAATCTAGGAGTCAATTTTCTTTCAGAAGTACAATACGCAGAAGCTCGCTGTTTTTATGGCTTTCAGATCATGATCGAGAACATACACTCTGAAGTGTATTCGCTTCTCATCGATACTTACATCACTGATTCAGCAGAAAAGGACTTTCTGTTCAATGCCCTTGAAAACGTGCCAGCTGTAAGCAAAAAGGCGGAATGGGCTCTTCGTTGGATTAACAGTCCCCATTTTGTCGAGAGACTCATCGCTTTCGCAGCAGTCGAAGGTATTTTCTTCTCAGGCAGTTTTTGTTCCATCTTCTGGTTAAAGAAAAGAGGGTTGATGCCAGGTCTTTCTTTCTCTAATGAACTTATTTCTAGAGACGAAGGAATGCACACAGATTTTGCATGTCTTCTCTATCGCAACCACATCGATAACAAATTGTCTAGAGAAAGAGTGCTTGAGATCTTAGACTCAGCTCTTACCATCGAAAAAGAATTCATCACTGAAGCTCTTCCAGTCAGACTTATTGGAATGAATTCTGACCTCATGAAGCAGTACTTAGAATTCGTTACTGACAGACTTCTCGTCTCACTAGGTTATGAGAAAGAGTACGGATCTAAGAACCCTTTCGATTTCATGGAGAACATCGCTCTCGAAGGAAAAACTAATTTCTTCGAAAAGAGAGTAGGAGAGTATCAAAAGGCTGGAATTCTTAACAAGGCGTCAGAGAACGAGACATTCTCATTTGACACAGATTTCTAAAAAATAAAAAGACAATGCAGGTAATTAAGAGAGACGGGAGCCGAGAGCTCGTGAAATACGATAAAATCACTATCAGAATCAGAAAACAGACGTATGGGTTGAACTCAGACTATGTGGACGCTTTAGAAGTCGCGAAGAAAGTCATTCAAGGAGTTCACGATGGAGTGACCACTATAGAGTTGGACAACTTGGCAGCAGAAACTGCTGCTAGCATGACATCTCTCCATCCAGATTATTCGATACTCGCTTCTAGAATCGCCGTCACTTCTCTTCATAAGAGCACGAAGAAGTCTTTTTACGAGACTATCAAAGATCTCTATGAATATGTCGATCCTAAAACGGGAGAAAATGCCGGAATGATCAGCGATGAAGTCTTCAAATTCATTGAGAAGAACAAGAACGCGATAGAAGAAGCGATCGATTATAACCGAGATTTTAACTATGATTATTTCGGTTTCAAGACTTTAGAGAAAAGCTACCTCTTGAAGACCAACGGTCTTCCTGCGGAAAGGCCTCAGCACATGTTGATGAGAGTGGCATGCGGAGTTTGGTACAACAGTTTGAAAGAAGCTTTAGAGACTTATGAGCTTCTCTCACAAGGTCTCTTCACTCATGCAACACCTACCCTATTCAACGCTGGAACCAAGAGACCTCAGTTGTCTTCATGCTTCCTTCTCATGATGAAAGATGATTCTCTAGAAGGAATCTATAAAACTCTTGCTGATAGCGCTATGATTTCTAAGAATGCAGGAGGGATAGGTATTCACATTCATAATGTCAGAGCTAAAGGATCTTACATTAAAGGGACTAACGGAACTTCTAACGGCCTCATACCGATGCTTAAAGTCTTCAACGAGACTGCTCGATATGTAGATCAAGGAGGAGGAAAGAGAAAAGGCTCAATAGCCGTTTATTTAGAACCTTGGCACGCTGACGTGATGGATTTTCTAGATCTTAGAAAGAATCACGGTAAAGAAGAAATGAGAGCCAGAGATCTTTTCTTAGCTCTTTGGATTCCAGATCTCTTTATGCAACGCGTAGAAACTGACCAAGACTGGACTCTTTTCAGTCCTAGTGAGGCACCTAATCTCCACGAGAAATACGGTGAAGAGTTTGAAGCTCTCTACACGCAATACGAACAAGAAGGTCGTGGCAGAAAAACCGTTAAGGCTCGTGAGATATGGCAAAAGATTTTGGAATCTCAGATTGAGACTGGAACTCCTTACATGCTCTACAAAGACTCTGCTAATAAAAAGAACAACCAGAAAAATCTAGGAGTTCTTCACGGCAGCAATCTCTGCACAGAGATCATGGAATACACCAGCGCGGATGAGACAGCTGTATGTAACCTTGCTTCAATTGCTCTTCCGAAATACATTGACTATCCTACGACTAGAAAACAAGACAAGTCTAAGAGGAGCTTTAACTTCCAACGACTCTATGAAGTAACATATCAGATTACTAAAAACTTGAACAGAGTTATCGATGTCAATTACTATCCGATACCTGAAGCTAGAAATTCTAACATGAGACACCGTCCTATCGGAATCGGTATCCAAGGTCTGGCTGATATGTTCGCCCTTTTAGGATTGCCTTTCACTTCTGAGGAAGCCAAAAAGATGAACAGAGAGATATTTGAGACTATTTACTTTGCTTCTCTCACTGCTTCTAAAGATTTGGCGAAGAAGGAAGGGAAATATGAATCTTACGAAGGAAGCCCTATTTCTCAAGGAATTTTCCAATTTGATATGTGGGGAGTAACTCCTACTGTTCGTTGGGATTGGGATGGCTTAAAGAAAGAGATCATGAAACATGGTGTTAGAAACTCTCTTCTCTTGGCTCCAATGCCTACTGCATCTACTGCGCAGATCTTAGGAAATAATGAAGCTTTTGAAGCTTTCACTTCCAATCTTTACAAGAGAAGAACTCTCGCAGGAGAATACACAGTGGTCAATAAGTATCTCGTAGAAGATCTTATCGATAGAGGAATGTGGGGAGAAGAGATGAGGTTGAGACTCATTGCTCACAAGGGATCTGTACAGAACATCACAGACATTCCCGAAGACCTCAGAGAAATTTACCGCACAGTTTGGGAAATGAAACAGAAGGACATAATTGATATGTCGGCTGACCGTGGAGCTTTCATTTGCCAGAGTCAGAGCTTGAATCTCTTCATTGAGAATTGTAACCCTGCTAAATTGACATCAGCTCACTTCCACGCTTGGAAGAGAGGTCTAAAGACGGGCATGTACTATCTCAGAACTAAGGCTGCAATAGAAGCTTTGGCTGGACTAGGAATAGATATGGAGGCTTTGAAGAAAGCTTCTACTTCGACCGCACATCCAGCTGATAAAGTTGAAGTTACGACGGACATGGCTGAAGCTTTGGCTTGCTCCCTCGATAACCCTGAGGCATGCGAAATGTGTAGCGGATAAAAAAATGTTGAAACTTTTTTTCTGGTTTCAATAGAAATATCTAAATTTGTCTAACAAAAAAAATCAATATGAGTACATTTCAAAAGATTCAGGAGCTCATTAAAGCAACTGAAGATGACGTGGATAAATTCTTCGTCAAAGGCAACAAGGCTGCTGGAACTAGAATCAGAAAAGCGATGCAAGAGTTAAAAGGTCTTGCTCAAGAAATGAGACTAGAAGTCCAGAATTCTAAGAAGGAAACAGACGCCGCTGATAAGAAATAATTTTGTTCATACGAGTGTTAAAGGCCCGAACGTAAGTTTGGGCTTTTTTTTGCTAAACGTGAAACTCTGGTCATTTTTTCAATAAAAATACTAATTCAAACTATTTCAAAAAATGGAACTCAAAATCAAAAAAATTAACGGGGTCGAATTTCAGACCTTTGTGAAGAAGCTTTTATCGATCGATAAATTCATCTTCATGAAATTGGCTGCAGATCAAGTAACCTCTTCCGTCTATCTTCCACAGAAAGACGCCGTCAAGTTCACCACAGTAAAGACCGCAGAAATGTTCGAGCTTGAAGAAGCACCAGCAGCTCCTATCAAGATCTCGTTCTTCAACGGCAACAAAGTAATTGATGCTCTATCTTTCTTCGGTGAAGAAATTTCAGCAAAAGTATCTTACCAGAAAATCGGAGATGATCTAGTAGCTACAGACTTTACTGTAGAAGATGAAAATCTGAAGATCAATCTTTACTGTGCAGACCCAAGCTTGAACTTCATGGAAATGACCGATGACGAAATCAAAAGAGCATTCGGAGCAACCGGTAAAGTTTTCAGCTTTGAACTTCTTACAGTCCATGTGGATAAGATGAAGTCTCTCTTCAAACTCGAAGATGATAGAGAACTCTTCAAATTCAAAGTATCTGAAAAAGGAGTACATGTATCCGGTGACAGATATGATGCAGTCCTCACTCACCAGGTCGAAATTCACAATGAAGAGATGACAGAAGTCAGCATGTATAAAAAATACATTCCGATCTTAGACAAAGAGAACTATAAAGTGGTTGTTTGCGAGAACAAAGCCATTTTTAAATCTCTAGACACTAACACAATTCTTACCGTAGCTCTCGCCATCGTAGATGACAATGAGTAAAAGAGAAAAGCTAGAAGAATTACAAGAAAGATTGGCTCAGGTAGAGTTCGAAGCTCAGAAATACTATAACTTTGAACAGGCCGTAAAGCTCATGCTGAACTCTATCTACGGAGCATTCGGTAACGAGTGGTTCTATTTTTTCAATGTTGATATTGCTGAAACCATCACTTTGCAAGGTCAGGATGCGATCCTCTATACTGAAAAGATGATCAATAAGTACTTTCAGGAGTACTGGACCAAAGACAAAGAGGTGCATGAAAAAATGGGAATTGAAATCACGGGTCAGATCAAAAAGCCTATGGTCATTTACATTGATACTGATTCATGTTATTTGAGCTTTCAGGAAGTTTTAGAAAACTGTACGTGGAAAGGAGATGAAAAAGAATTCGTACTTAAGTTGTACGAATACCGTCTCTCCAGCTTCAATGTTAAAGTTCTTGAAAAATATGCAAAGGATCTCAACGCAGATAATTTTCTTGATTTTGAGATGGAATCCATCGCTAAGAATGCCATCTGGTTGGCCAAGAAAAAATACATGCAGAACATCGTTTGGAAAGATCCTAATCTGCATTATGAGCCTCTTACAAAAATCAGCGCTAAAGGGTTTGAGATCATTCAATCAAGTACTCCTCTCTTTGCTAGAAATAAGCTGAAAGAAGTTCTCAAATTCATATTTTCTGTGGAAAAAGTCGAGCTCAGTGATCTTGTCAATCTACTTAAGAAATTGAAAAGAGAATTCAAGTTGGCTAATACTGAACATATTACTTTCAACGTTAGGATTAACAACTATCGAAAATACGTTCTTTCAGATTATGATCATTTTGAGATTGCTTCAGGGTGTCCCATCCATATCAGAGCTGCAGGTTACTACAACTATCTCTTGAATAACAGCAAATACAAGAATCGTTATAAGACTTTGACGGACGGTGAAAAGATCAAATACTACATCAGTAAAGACAAGACTTGTAACGTCTTTGCTTTTCCTCCAGGAGATTTTCCCGTGGAATTTGCTCCTAGCGTAGATCATGATCTGCAATTCGAAAGATGCATTGTCGATCCTATCAATCGAGTCATTGATGCAATGGGTCTAGGTAAATTAGATCGGAATCTTGTTTATTCTGCTTCTGTTTTTTAGAATGAAACAAAAGCTTTCTTTTCACTACAATAATCAAATAAAAAACTATGTCTAAGACTTTCACATTCGAAGACCTGAACAAAGAGCTTTCTAAAATATCTACATTCGGAGATACTTTAGACAAGAGCGAAGTAAGTACGGTTGATCATCATATCAGCACCGGTAACTATGCTCTTAATGCAGCTCTTACCGGTTCAGTTTGGGGCGGATTCCCCAATAACAGATCAGTAGCCATCGCAGGACCTTCAGGCACCGGAAAGACTTATCTGATCTTAAATGCAGTTAGAGAAGCTCAAAAACTAGGCTACTCTATCATCTACTACGATTCTGAGAACGCTGTAGATAGAAGCCTTACAGATAAATTCGGTATCGATCCTGCTAAGCTTCGTTACGAACCCTGTAACACTGTCCAGGAATTTAGATCTAGCGTCACTAACTTGACCAAAGCAATGTTAGAAGCTAAGAAGAAAGGATCAGAGCTTCCTCGCATCATGGTGATCCTGGATTCTGCAGGTAACCTCGCAACTCAAAAAGAAATCGATGATGCAGCATCCGGCTCAGATAAATCAGATATGACAAGAGCAAGACTCTTGAAATCTACTTTCAGAATTTTGATGACGCAAATGGGTATTTGCAAGATTCCTTTTCTCTTTACTAACCACGTCTATCAGACTCAAGATCTTTTTAGCAAGCAAGTTGCAGGTGGAGGAACGGGACCTGAATACGCAGCATCTATTATTCTTTTCTTGAACAAAGCAAAATTAGCAGACGGTAATTCTACAGGAATCATAGTTACTGCAAAGCCTAACAAGAACAGATTCGCAAAACCAACGCCTGTCAAGTTTTGGATAGACTTCAACAAAGGAATGAACCCCTACGTCGGTCTTCAGGAATTTATCAGCTGGGACAATTGCGGTATTCAGAGAGGCAGACTGATCAACGAAAAAGATTTCATGAAGATGTCTGAAAAGGATAAAGAACCTTGTCGTAAACACACATACAAGAACGAAAAAGGTGATGAGGTCACTGTTTACTTCCAGCCTTCTGAAACTGCTCGTAAGCTTTGCGTCAAACACTTGAACGATACAGTAGATTTGAACATGCTTTTCAAACCTGAGGTTATCACGAAAGAAGTCTTAGATCTCTTAGATGAAAAAATAATCAAACCAACCTTCAGTTACGGAGTTGATGAAGAGTTTGATGATGATCCTGAGACTTTTGAAGATTCTGACGAGATAGCTGAAGAACTTACAAAAGAAAATGAGTAACATAAATTGGAACAAAGTCAAAATAAAACACGTTCTCGGGATAGCCAAAGATTTGCCTGGCTATCCTGATGAGCATGATCTACTTTTTCATATCATCAAAGAAGTAGGTAGCCGAAAAGATCCTTCTTTCACTGATGTCCAACTAGCCTCTCAATTAGGAGAGGATAGAGAAAGAATCAGGACTCTTCTAACTTCTCTCTCATCTCAAGGCTACATTAAAATAGGTAAAGTTTCTGAAGAAAAGATGATCGTTAAGGTTGACAACAATCCTTACGTATAACCGGAAACTTTGTCATCTTCGACTATAAAAAAAATAAAATGGATCGTTACGGTGTAGATTTTGAAAAGATTTTTTTCTTGTATTTTCTGAGAAACCCAATTCTCTTAGACAAAGTCTACGAAGGATTTTTCAAGAATCCTGATATTGATCTTTTGGCGAAAGTTTCTAAACAGTTTCTCACAAAATTCTCAGAGACTCCTTCTAAAGAGCAGTTAAAGATTTTGATCAAAGACATCAAAACTAAGAGAAAATTAGATGATGACATTGTAGAAGCAATCTTTCAAACTGACATTAAAGAATATGATGAAGAGTGGTTAAAAAGAACTACTGAGGCCTGGGTCAAGTGGCAGTATTTCGATAGAAAATTGATATCTGTCGTTGAATATGTAAAGCTTCAAGAAGTATCACCTGACAATGTAGAAAATGTTGTCAACCACGCAATCGGTCTTCTTAACCAAGGTTCTCTTTCTTTTGATGAAAAATTCGGCTTAGACTTTTTCTCACCTGAAGATCACCTTCAACTAGAAGGTCAGAAGATTCAATCAGGTCTTACTTTCATCGATAGACTAACTAATGGCGGATATGATCCTAAATCTCTCATTGTTTATGCCGGAGAACAAAACGTCGGAAAATCTATTTGGATGGCCAATGATGCAGCAAATTTTGTGAGGATGGGATATAACACTGTTTATGTTACTGCTGAAATGGCTGCAGTTAAAGTGATGAAAAGAATAGGAGCTAATCTTCTAGGAATTCAGATGTCAGAGTACCAACAAAAAAGTGCAGATAGAGATTTTCTAAAAAGAAGATTAGATAGAATTTCTAACGGTCTCATGCCACCTGGAAAATTATTCGTTAAAGAATTTCCAACGAGCCAAGCCACTGTTCTGGAAATTGAAAACTTTCTCAAGAGTCTTGAAGAGAAGCAAGGGTTCAAATTAAAAGCCATTGTCATCGATTACATCAACATTCTTGCTAACTATAGAAATCCTAACAGCGAAAATACATACTTGAAGATAAAGCAGATAGCAGAAGATCTTAGAGCAATGGCTGTTAGAAATGATTGGTTGATCATAACGGCAACTCAATTAACTAGAGGCGCATGGGACGCAACAGAAGTCACCATGCAAAATATCGCTGAATCTGCCGGTTTGGCCCACACTGCAGATATGATGTATGCTATCATACAAGATCAAATGATGCATGCAGCCAGAGAATACTGGTTAAAAGTCTTGAAGATTAGAGACGGTGAGGGCAAGGGAACTAAATGCAGGTTCACTATAGACTATAACTACATGAAGCTCTCAGAGACTTCAGACATAATTACTAATCAATCATGATAGAAAAAGGGGACACATTTAGAGACGACGAGCTCGATATCGAGAACACCGAACACCTCGAAGAGGATACGAGCCACGAAGAGGTAGGAGAAGTCGACAGCGAAGGTCAGCCTCTACCTCCTTTGAAAGTCAAAGTCGATAAGATTTTCGACAACACTTACGGTGATGTTGAGCCTGATTCTTACACAAGAGTATCATTCACAGTCGACAGCAGCTTTCATTCTTATGAAAATCCTGAAGAGAAGCTCCACGAAAGATTGCTCTTCCAACAAATACACGGTTTGATAGAGAGTTCCAAGTTTTCAGTTCATAACTTGATCGATGAAAATTTGAAACACCGTAAATTGAACAAGCTAGAGATGAACGAAGTCTTTGGATACATTTCATCCAACCTGATCAACATCAGAAGAATAGACATTTTCTCTCATCTGACAGATTATTTTGACATTGCTCCAGCCAAGTTCTATTCTTCTCTATCCAATAAGTACAAAAATGAACTGATCAACGAACTTGACAAGGCTACTAACATCTTGGAGAAGAAAAAGATCAGAAAATTATTTTAAGGGATGAAATTCGAAGAACTACAAGAACATGACGTTCAGCACATGGCTCAAGTCTATTGGGACAGAGACAAAACTTACGATGAAAGAATGGCAGAGCTAAGCTCATTCATCGGTAAGTCTGAACGTACAGTACAAATTTGGCTTTCTAAATTAGGCATCAAAGAGAAGCCTGATCAAGAATCTCCTCAACTAATTGAAGCTAGGAAAAGAGTCTTCGACAAGAAGAAAAAACGCTTCATCATCACCTGGGCGCAGAACGATACGCCGGTTCATGAAGCTTTCATTTCTAACATCGAGGCTTACTCACAAAAGATCAATGCAAGCATACACGTTATCGCAGGCAGATATAAAAATCCGACATCCATTTTTACCGACAAAAATTACGAGACCTGGTCGGAGAGAATAGAGCAGTACTTAGACGCTAATCGTCACGAGATCCATAAACACATGTGGATCATGTCTGACGTAAAGATCCAACCTACTGCAGTGGATCCAATGACTGGACTGCAGGGAATGAGCGGAATCAATTCATGCATTTTCGGCTCTCCGAAAGTTCAGCTAGAAATGATACCTGTTCTTCAGGACTGCATGCCTAAAATGATGATGACGACTGGTGCTTGCACCGAGAAGAACTATACAGATTCTAAATCTGGCAAGAAAGGAGAGTTCCACCATACTTTAGGGTTTGTGATCGTAGAAATAAAAGACGAGGATGTCTTTTTTGCACGCCAAGTCACCGCCGATGTCGATGGTAACTTCCACGACTTGTATTACAAAGTGCAATATGATCTCAATAATAGCTCTTCAGTCATTCACGAGATATCAGAAATTTCTGCACTAATTCTAGGAGACCTCCACTATGGTCACCACGACGAAGAGGTGATCAAGAGAACTCTGCAGATGATGAAAAAGATCAAACCTAATCACGTAGTTCTCCACGATGTTTTTGACGGCATGTCTATTAACCATCACGAGATGAACGATCCTTTTGCACAGTTCAAAAAAGAAATGGACGGGACAAATTGTCTAAAGGCTGAAATAGAAGCAATGTTAACCGGCCTCGAGGCTTTCAAAGACTACAACGTGACAGTGGTTAGAAGTAACCACGACGATTTCTTAGATCGCTGGTTAAAAAATACCGATTGGAGAAAAGCCAACACGATGAAGAATTCGATAGAGTACATGGAGTACAGTTATCTTCTTCTCAGAGGTGAGGCTCCTAACGGTATCATTCCTCATTTGATCAACAAGAAGTTTCCGAACATGAGAACTCTAGGGCGTAATGACAGTTTCGTGGTCAATGGCTGGGAACTCGGACAGCACGGAGACATCGGTTCTAACGGTTCTCGCGGCTCTCTATTACAATTTAGAAAGTTAAATGTGAAGATGGTAGTAGGACACTATCATTCGCCTGGTAGAAAAGACGGAGCCCTATCAGTAGGAACTTCAACTAAGCTCAGAGTCAATTACAATCTAGGCCCTAGCTCATGGTTGCAATCTCACGTGATCATTCACGGCGACGGGAAGGCTCAACACATCAATTTCATTAATGGTCAGTTTACAACATTCAAATGAGAATAAACGCAACCCGAATAATTTTTTCTTCAGACTGGCACTTCGGTCTCAGGTCAAATAACTTAGAATGGTTTGAGATAGCCAAAGACTATTTTGAGAACTTTTTTCTCACTTGGCTGGATGAAAATGTCAAAGAAGGAGACGTCTTCTATTGTCTAGGAGATGTTTTTGACAATCGGCAGACAATGAATCTCATGGTTGCTAGCTATGCGATAGATCTCTTTGAAAGAATCGCTCAACGACTTCCAGTCTACATCATAGTCGGAAACCACGACATCTACAGAAAGAACACCAACGACATTAGCTCGGTAGATATTCTTCGTCACATCAAAAACGTTCATGTTTACAAAGAACCTCAAGTACACGAGTTCAAAAAGAGCAGATGTCTTTTAATGCCTTGGCGTAGAGATAAAGAACATGAAAAAGAAACTCTAGCAGCTCACAAAAACATAGACTGGGTTTTTTGTCATTCAGAAGTTAGAGGTCTCAGAGTCAATCCTAACCCTTACGTGATCCACGAAGGAGGCAATTCAGTCGAGATCTACAACGGTTACAAAGGAATGTATTCAGGTCACATTCACTATTCTCAACGGAATAAGAACGTGACTTTCGTAGGTAACATCTTTCAGATGACTCGATCTGATAGAAACAATCCGAAAGGGATTTGGACTTTAGAGCCTGATACCGGAATCGAGGAATTCTATGAAAATACTCGATCTCCGAAGTTTCTAAAGTATTCCATCGAGTCTCTATATGAAAAGACCATCGATGAACTCAGGAAAGAATTTGAAAACAATTTTGTCGACATAAAAGTCGATAGAGCGACTTTTTCAAATTACAATGTCAGCCTGCTTCTGAATCTTCTCGAAGGCTCAGCTAGAAGCATTCAGACAGAAGTTTACGAGAGCGAAGAAGCAGAATCGCAAGCTTTAGCTGATGAGATTAACGATTACGATGTGATCAACATCTCTAAAAGATACATCGCATCTAGCAGTTATGACGACACTCTCAAAGAAAGATTATTGTCCACGGTAGAAAATCTCTACCAAAAGGTCAACCAAGAATGAAAATAAACAGAATAGAATTTCGCAACTTTGCGTCGTACGGTAACAAAGTACAGTACATTGATATGGAGTCAGAAGGCTGTCTCCATCTGATCACGGGAAATAACGGAAATGGAAAAAGCACCATCGCCAACATCATCAAGTTTCTCTGCTACGGCAAAGTCGATGGATTCACTAATTCTGATCTACCGAATAGAATCAACAAAGAGCTCTGGGGAAAAATCTATCTCGAAGCTAAAGGGAAGAAGATAGAGATAGAGCGTGGATTGGCACCATCTGTTTTCAAAGTCAAGATCGATGGAACTGATTTTGATCAGGCTGGAAAAAGCAACGTCCAGGAGTACTTAGAAGAAGAGCTCTTCGGTATCAGCGCTAACGTATTTAAGAATCTGATCATACTCTCAGTAAACGACTTTAAATCTTTTTTGACGATGTCGCCTGGAGACAAGAAAGGCATAGTCGACAAGATCTTCGGTTTCTCTGTCATCAACCAAATGTTGGAGATAGTCAAGAGAGAAAAGAGAGAAGTCAAGACTGGAATTAAGTCGATAGAAGACGAGCTCAGTGCTATATCAGATTCTATTCAGGCAACTCAGAGAAAGCTAGAAGTCCTCGAAAAAAATGCTAAAGAGCAGAACAGCGAGAAGATAGAAGATCTGAAGAAAAAATTAGCTGATCTAGTCGAAGCCAAAGGTAAACTAGAAGACGCCAAGAACGCAATTAAGAAGCAGCAGGTAGAAAAGGAAAATGGTCTCAGAGACGACAGAAAGTCTTTGATCAGCCGTGAATCTAATAAGAGAAAATTAGAGAAAGAATTAGACCTCTTCAAGAACGACCAATGCCCTACTTGCCACGCAGATCTCAAATCAGAATTTCACCTCGGCTTAAAAGATAAGTTAGAGAAAGAAAAGTCTGAGAACGAAGAAGAGCTCAAAGGAGTCAGAGATCGAGTAACTGCTGTAGAAAAAGAGATCACTGAGATCAGAAACAAGGAGACTAAAGTCATTTCTAAAATATCAGATCTCAATTCTAAGATTCAATCATTCAAAGCCGAGCTTTTAGACTTAGCCAAAAAAATGGACAAAGGCGAGCACGGAGAATTTCAATCTCTGATCGAAGAATTCCAAGCCAAGGAGAGGTTAAAGACTTCTAAGAAGACTGAACTTACTTCTGAGGAACATTTTTACGGCATCTTAGAAGCGATGCTTGGAGATGACGGGATTAAGAACATGGCGATGAAGATGATTCTTCCTTCTTTGAACGCCAACATTTCTCAGATGACAAGAACTCTAGGAATCCCTTTTAACATCTCATTCGATAACAAATTCGATTCAGTAATTACGCATCTAGGAGAAGAAGTCAATCCTAAAACTCTGAGCACCGGAGAAAAGAAGAAAGCCGATTTTGCGATCATTATCGCTCTCATCAAAATGATGAAAGTGAGATTTCCGAGCTTGAACGTACTTTTCTTAGACGAGATTTTTAGTTCGGTCGATTCAGATGGGATCTATCACATTTTAGGCATCATTCACGAGACGATCAAAGAGGCTAAGATTAACGCCTTTGTGATCAATCACACAGTGCTACCCAGCGAACTTTTTGACAAGAAAATAGAAATAGCTAAGGTCTCAGGCTTTAGCGAAGTATCAATCGAGACCATCTCGTGACATCGATAGCATGAGTAAGGTAGTATAATAATCTTGTAGCATAATGTCTCTGCGTTCAGGCGAATAAATAAGAAAAGAAAGCCCTCTAAGTGTCAGCATACAACGCAGAATATAACAAGGACCTGTCTTACATTAGACACATCATAGTAGCTCTGCTCAACGAGCTGAATAACAAGATCTATTTCTATAATGTCCTTGACGAGGACACTAAACAGAAGATCGACATTCCTTTCTACTACTCAGTAACAGGACAAGAAAGATTTTTGTTGGATAATTTTCTTTTTGATGCTCAGGCCGAAGGAAAGGCGATAGGAGATTACGAAAGAACTCCTAGAGGCATCATTCAATTAGAGTCTGCTGCGATCGATTCAGCTGCTTTGATAAACAAATTTGTTAGGACTCAGATCATTAGACCTTACAAAGGCCAGCTAAAAACTTTTGCTCTGTCTACGCAGGCAATCCCTCTCAGCTTAAATTTCAATACCACGGTAGTAGTCAACAATAACTTAGAACTCTTTAAAGTTACAGAAGCTCTAATCAGCCGTCTCTACAAGAACAATCTCTTCTACGTGGATTACGGTGGATTTCAGGCACAGTCTAATTTTTCTCTTCCTGAGGATTTGGCGCAAGAACAGCTTTTCGAATATGGCTTCACTGATAGAAAAGAGTACAAAGTCAGTTTTTCTCTCGCAGTCAGCAGCTTTCTTTACGTCTTTGAGGACGGCCTTCAGTTGGCTGAAATACCAATGCAGGTCGTAGAGACTTCCAACAATTCTCGACTAGCCGGAGTCGGTATCTATAACGGCGGTGGAATCTATTTCGGTAATGTGATGGAGACTATAGAATCTACCATCGACGATTACAGAAAGGCACCTTACAGTGAAGGAGAAGCCAGCAACCAAGGCTACAATCCTCTTTCTGATCCGACGGGTGGAGTTACTCCGACTGGACCGGTGTTCGCTGAAACTATTGTGCAACCTTACAATACAAATGATATAGAGAGCTCTGACAGCAAAGAGTATCGAAACGATAACAACTCTAATCCTCAGACTCTGTGACAGGATATATAGAAATAATGAAAATACGAAAGAAATGGGATACCCAGTCTATTTAAACGGTCATTTCCCGAATGCAGGTGAAACTGCAGCCGCGAAAGACACTCTAACAATCTTGGTCAACGAGTTCAGAAAAAGCGGAAAGACCGATGCTCAGATCTACAGCGTGCTTCTCGGTATGGGAATAGATCCTGAAAAGGCCGCTAATGGCATTCAAGGAATTTCTAAAGTTCCAACCTCTTCTGAGGTAGCAATGCAGAAAGCAGCTCAAACTTTTTTACAAGTTATCAGCGTTGAAGAAAACAATTCACAAACAAAAAATACAAACATGAAGTTTTCAGTCGAGAATCTCGTCAAGAAGATTCAAGAAACAAAACAATCTGTCGGCGAGCTCGATGCGGCTAATGCCGGTAAGTATGGCTTTTCAGCTAAAAAGATCAGCGAAGCATTAGATGCTTCTCTCGTAGCTCTAGACATGGAAAAAGCCCAAGGTCTTTTAAAGTCTATCGATAACACTAACAAGTCTTTAGAAGACGCTAATATGAACAAGAGCAGCGCTCAAGCTGAACTTGAAAAACTTAAGAAACAAGCTTTAAGCGTTACAGAGAAAAGAAATTATCTCGAGACGATCAGCGTTCTTAGACAAAAGCTTCATGAGCATGCTTGGATCGAATCAGTAAAAGATCTTTGCCTACATATCGACGAGGCTAAGTCTCAAAATCGTCTTTCTCTTTTCTTAATGGAAGCTCTTTACAATATGAAGAGCGACAGATATGTTGCTTTCAACTCGAAACCAGTTGAAGCTATCGAGAAAATGATCGAAGAAGGTGAAGATTTCATCAAAGACAATTACTCTTCTTTAAAGGCATTTGCATGGTCAGTACCAGTTAGAACTGCAGCTACCAAAATTGCAAATACTTTGAATGAGATGAAAGATACTTCTACTGCGGCAATGCAGAAGATCTACAGCCCAGTTCAAGAAAATGAAGACGGAACTTTAACTATTTCTTTGGCTGGTAAATTCTACGCAGTATCTGAAAACAGCATCATAGAAGCATCAGAAAATCAAAAGCCTGGCTCTAGATTCTTAAAGACTCTCGATGCTTTATCGATCTTCTCTGCGACTAACGAAGGCTTCACTTACTATGGTAAGAGAAAGTCTTTGACTATCAACGAGAACGGAGTTACTGTAGAGAACAAAGTTCTTGAGAATACGACTCCAGAAGCTATCATGACAGCTTTACAGGAAAGTGCTCTTACTTCTAACGATTCTAAAATTGTTTCAGAAAAAATTGCTTTCTTGATCGAATCTATCGATACAGTTAAAGAGATCGATCTCTTCACCTCTGTAGTTTCTACTCAGCGTAGAGGCGTAGCAGTAAACATTGCTAAAATCAACGAAAGCATCTTCATCAACAGAATCAATACTGCGATGGGATGTAACGAAATGATCCAAGTTAACAATGCTAAAGTTGCTCAAGAATTGGTCAACGAATTTGTAAACTTTGATATCACTCCTCTAGTTCAAGAAATGCTCAGCTCAGAAGAGAAACTTGCTTTTGATCTTCAAGGTAAGAAAAATTCTATCCAAGAAAATCTTCAATCTCTCGAGGAAAAGAAAAAAGAAGTCATAGCTACTATGGCTCTTCATCCAAACCACGAGCCGTTGAAAGAAGCTTTTGACATTTTGACTTCTGAGATCGAGGCTAAAGAAAAAGAACTCCAATCAATCTACCACCGAATTTCTGAAATTTCAGAAAAAAAAAGTTGATTGAGTCAATAAAAAGTGGAGAAGCTTACGTCGTAGTAGCTGCGAGCGATACAAATCTTAAAGTTGGCGATAAAATAATAGTCAACGCTGAGGAATACGCAAGGTCTTCTGATTCACAGGAGATCTCTTATAAAACCTTGGACGGTGGCAGTGGCACTATTTTAAGAAAAAACCTCAAAGCGCAGATTTAATGAAAGCAAATCAGGAAAAACCATATTACGTAAAACCCAAAGAATTCTTTGAGGAAATCGTAATTTCGAAGAAGCAAGACGCCTTAACTCCGAGAGCACAGGAAATGATGATTAAGATCGCTAACAAGGCATCTCAGAGACTCGTTTACAAAAACCCAGAAGATCGTAAAGACTGCATTTCAGCAGCTTATTTAGATCTTTTGAAATACTGGAGAAGCTTCAATCCAGAGAAAGGAACTAACGCCTTTGCTTACTTCACAGAAATAGCAAAAAGAGGATTCGCAAAAGGCTGGAACCAGATACACCCTAAGAAGTACAAAGGTACCATTAGCATGGACAGCCACGGAGACGATTCCGAAGGCATATACAGCATCTAATGAGTAAAATCAAGAGGGTAAAACCGACGTCAAAGTCGGGCTTCAAACAGAGTTATTTTCAACCAAAGAACATCGGCAAATATGTGGGAGAGTTACCCATAATTTGCCGATCTTCTTGGGAAAAGAAGTTTGCTATATTTTGTGATACCAACCCAGCGGTGATCAAATGGAGCTCAGAACCCACTGAGATCAAATACTATAATGTTCTAGACAAGAAATTTCATAACTACTACCCTGACTATTTTATCATCGTAAAGAGAGGTGAAGTCGAGGAGAAATACATAGTAGAGGTGAAACCTTCTGCTCAACTGAAAAAACCAGAACCTCC